GCTCTTGAGCGTCGTCCACAGATCCGCCCCGTCGATGTCGGCCAGCTGCCACAGCCGGGTCAGCGACTGATCCACCGCCGCCGTGCGCACCCCGGTCGTGGTGAACGGCGGCGGGATCACGCCGGAGAACGCGGTATCTTGCTGATACCACACCTGGCCGTACTGGACCGGGCCGAAGATCTGGAACTGGCACAGGTTCGTGTTCGTCGGCTGGAACGCGTAGGTGATCGCGCCGATCGGGTTCGCGTTGCCGCCGTTTCCGCTGGCGATCTGGGTCCCGGTGTCATACAGCCGGATGTTCACCGCAGCCGACGTGAACTGGACCACCGCGTACAGGTAGTGCCAGCCGGTGCCGACCGTCGCCGTCTGGCTCCAGGTCTGGGTGTAGCCCTCGTTGCGTACCGTCAAGCCCAGCGCGCCCGACTGGTGATCCACCGCCAGCTCGATGAAGCCGGGGTACTGGTTGGCGCCGCCGTAGTTGAACTGCGCCTCGGAAATGAAGCAGGTCATGGTGCTGTTCGTGCTCGCAGCGGTCGGGTCGATGAAGAACCAGGCACCGATGCCGAGCAGGTTCGAGTTATGCGCCAGGTAGTCGTTGACCGTGATCTGCTCGTTGGTGTGCGCGTTGCCGGAGAGGTAGACGAAGCTGCGGGTGATCCCGATCGAGCCCAGGTGCGCCTCGCCGAGAAAGCAGGTGTTGCCGAACTTGCCAGGTCCGTAGCAGCTGGACACCGCGCCCGCTGGCGACTGATGTGGACGGTTGTAGACGCCGTAACCAAAGTAGTAGTTGTACGGAGGCCCCAGGCTCGGCTCGGTCACCATCGGGTCTTCGATGCCGATCGTGCCGACCGAGGGCAGGCCTGCGCCGTTCATCGTCCAGGCACACAGCACGTCCGGGTGCCACGGCGGCCCGACGTAGTAGTCACCCTTGCGCAGCAGCTCCTCGATCACCCAGCTGGTCGCGATCGAGCCGGTGTCACCCGCGTCCGCCGTGCCGAGGCCGAGGATCGTCTGGTCGGCCGCCCAGGTCGGCAACGTCACCGGGCCGGTCAGGATTTGACTCGAGTCGTAGCAGGTGATGGTGACGTTGCCGGAGGCCTTGCTGGGCTGGCACACGTTCACCACGCCCGTGAACTGGCGCAGGTTCACCGGACCGGTCTGGGTCTGCACGATCAGCTCGAAGTAGATCGTCGCGCCCTGGTTGGCGATCGTGCCCAGGTAGTAATCCGAGTAGGGGCTGAAGGCCTTCCAGACCGGCGTCCCATCGGACAGGTTGCCCTCCAGGGTGATCTGGAACTCGGCGGCCACGTTGCCGTCCGTGACCTCGATCGGGTCGGGGAAGGTCTGGGCCAGTTCGCGGTCCAGGCTGACCTGAGTCACCACCTTGGACAGGTCGCTGTTCTGATCGTCGAACAGGCCGTCCCGCAGCCAGTCGACCATCAGCTTCATCTCGAAGCGGCGCTTGCCCTCACCGTCGACACCCAGACCGGGCTTGAGCGCCTCGGCCAGGAAGGTGTTGGTCGGGAACTGCACGTCACACCTCGTAGATGGTCAGGGTGCCGGTGAGCGTGCCGCCCAGGTAGTCGGCGCCGCCGGATCCGCCCTGGTTGGCCAGTCCGTCCACCAGCACCTGTGGCACGCCAGCGCCGAGCACCCACGGCTCCGGTCCGGCGTGATCGGAGACCTGCCAGCCCAACGTGGTGTAGGTGCCTGCCGCGCTGGCGCGCAGCTGCGGGCGCACCGCCGCGATCGAGCCGTCCAGCGGGATCCGGCGGGTGATGTGCTTGCGGTCCACCAGGCCGGTCTCGTCCACGGTGCCGGTCCAGGGCGCGTGCGCGGTGCCGGTGCTGTCGTACGGCACCAGCTCCAGGGTCGGATTGCCCGCCTGGACGTAGCAGCTGAAGGTGATCGTTTCACCGGCCAGCACCGGGATCGGGTTGGCCTCGGCGAGCAGTGTTCCGGCCGCTGTCGGTGTCCAGGACAGCGCCGAGCCGGGTCCCTGGACGTTGCGCCCGCTGGCCTTGTCCGGCAGCAGGAAGCTGGTGACCGCGACGTGCGGCAGGGCACCGGAGGAGGGGAACCACACCGTATCGGCCGTGTAGACGGTGTCATTCGCCGAGACGGTCGCGGAGAGACGATTCCGGCGGCGCGGGTCCATCAGGTAGTACGGCCCCGGGATCGCGCCCCGGAAGATCATTTCGAAGAACGACCAAGCCGGTCCGTCCAGCGCATCGAGCGGGATCTGGAAGCTCTGCTTGTAGCCGAACACGTCCTTGGTGGTCGCGCCGGACAGCGGCTGGTGCAGGACACCGAACTCGGTGACCGGATTGCTGAAGCCCTCCAGCGGCACCTGGATGGGCATGAGTCGGCCGAGCGGTCCGAACAGGTAGACGCCGTAGCCGTTGGGGATGCTGGCGAGCACGGGTGCAGTCATCAGCGCTTCGCATTCTTCTTGTTGGTCCGGTTCACGTGGCTGGTGACCTCGCTGGCACTGATGACCACCTGCAGGCCTCCGATCGCGTTGGCCACCTTGTCGCCGATGTCCTCGGTGCCGCTGGCGGACGTGGCGCTCGGCGCGGTGCTGGTGCCGGATCCGACGATGTTCGGCACGCTGGCGGCGAAGTTGCCGCCGAGGCCGATGTTGAGGGCGGGGGCGAACGCGTCGACCACCTGACCGGCCGCCTTCTTCATGGTGGCCAGCAGCGGCGCGGTCGCTGCGGTGACGCCGTTGCCGAAGCCCTGGAACAGCCAGATGCCGTACTGGTGGGTGATCTTGGACGGCGAGCCGATGCCCAGCACGCTCTTGATCCCGCCGAGGATCTTGGAGCCGATGTTCTTGACCGCGTTCAGGGCGGCGGTGGCCATGTTGCCGATACCGTTGATCAAGCCCTGGACGATGTCCTTGCCGACACCGAGCAGCCAGGATCCGGCATCCTTCAGGCCGTTCAAGATCGAGTGTCCGAGGTTGGAGAACAGCGAGCCGAGGAAGTTCAGACCAGCGGTAACGGCGTCGCCGATTGCCTTCAGGGCGCCGGTGAACAGGTCCTTGATCGCGTTCCACAGGCCGGAGACGATCTGCTGGAGTCCGTGTCCGAATTGCGTCCAATTGCCCGTTATGAGGCCTATGAACACATTAATGATGCCCTTGACCACGTCCAGCACGTCGCCGATGACCTTCGCGATCGTGCCGAACACGGCGTTGACCACCGGCAACAAGCCCTGGATCGCGGGCACCAAGATCGACACAAAGACCTGAACCAGCTGAGTGATCACCGGGATCAGCGGGGTGACAGCGGGCAGGATTTGGAGGAAGGCCTGGATCACCGAGTTGATCAGCGGCATGCATGCGGCCAGCACCTGCGCCAGCGCCTGGAGGATCGCCCCGGCGAGCTGGGCCAGCGGGGGCAGCAGGGGGGCGAGCGCCTGCAGGATCTGACCAAACATTTTGGCCAAATCGGCTATAACGGGCGCCAGGGTCTTCATCACGTTGACCAGCGACTGACCGATGATCGTCGCGACCTGCTGGATCACCGGCAGGATCGGCTTGATCGCGGCGAACAGCGCGGTGAAGGCCTGGGTGATGACGCCAGCGATGATCGTCGCCAGCTGGGCCATGATCGGCAGCACGGCCTTGATCACGTCCGCGAGCGCCCCGAACAGCGGCTGCAGGTTCTCCAGCACCGTGTTCATGGACAGCATCGTCGTGATGATCTGCACGATCGGCGGGATCAGCGGCGCGGCAGCCTGGACGAGGGACAGGAACGTCTGGGCGAGCTCGACAAACACGGCCACCAGCGGCGCGACCAGGGGAGCCATGCTGTTCAGCAGGGGGGTCAGGATGCCCGCCAGCTGCTGGATCAGCGTGACCAGCGGCGGCAGCACGGCCTGCAAGATCGCGTTGCCGAGCGGCACCAGCGCGTTGATCACCGCGCCGAGCGCGGGCAGGATGTTGCCCAGCGAGGTCAGCAGCAGCTGCAGGCCTTGCGCGGCAGGCCCCACGTTGATCGACTTGAACAAGCCGACCAACCCCTGCGCCACGGGCACGAGACCGGCGGACAGCGCGCTGATCAGCGGGCCGAAGTTGGCGATCACTGGAGCCAAGCCGTTCACCAGGATCCCGACAACCTGCATCAAACCGCCCGCGAGGGTCTGCAGCATCGGCGCGACCGCCGCGCCGATCGACGCGAACGCGGGCGCCAGGTTCTTGATCAGCGCGTCGGCCTGAGTAGCGATACCGGTCAGTACCGGAACGAACGGCTGGAACGACTTCTGCAACGTCTGCTGCAGGGTTGTCCCGGTCTTCTTGAACGCGGCCTGCACCTTCGCGTTGCTCGCCTCGGCCGCGATGCCGATCCCGATGAACGCCAGCGGCAACGCCGCGCCGAGCGCACCGAGCGCCGGACCGGCGGCAGCCGTGATGCCGGTGAACATCAAGCCGATCTTGGACTTCAGGGCGTCGGCCACCGGACCGGCGTTGCCGAACTGGCTGACCATGTTGCCCAGCGACTTGCTGGCGTTGTCCGCCGAGCCGCGCAGCTTGTCCAGCGAGCTCGCCGCGCTGTCGGCCGACTTCTTGCCGTCGTCGGTGGCCTTCTTGCCCAGGGTGAACTTGCCGACCAGGTCCTTGATCGCGTTGCCGAGCTTGCTGGCTGCCGACGTGTGCTTGTTGGCGGTGTCCGTACTGTCCTTATCGGACTTCGTGGCCGCCGTGGTGGCCTTGGTCAGATCCTGCTCGGCCTTCGTGCGCCCCTTCTGCGCCTCCGACAGATAACTCTCCGCGACCTGCGACTTGCCCAGCGCGTCCGCTACGTCCGCCTCGGCGCTCTTGCGCTGCTTGGCGGTGAACAGGCTGGAGGAGCTGACCGTGTTCAGCCGCTGCTGGGCAGCCGCGAGCTCCTCCGACGCCTTCTGCTGGGACTTCTCGGCCGCCGTGACCTCACCCTCGGCGCTGGCCAGGTTCTGCTGCAGCTTCGAGAGCGGGTCGGCGCTGCCGGTGTCGACGTTCTTCAGGGCGTCCTTGACCGCCGCATCGATCTGCTGCTTCAGTCCGGCCGTCTCCGCGACGATCCGGATCGACGCACTGCCGATCACGGTCGCCACGGGTTACCGTCCTTGCCCGGGCAGCTCCTGGCCGATCTCCGGCGCGGTCTCCAGGTTGCCGCCCATCGCCTGGTGATCCTCGGTGAGGCCCCAGGTTTCGCGTGCGCGCTTCGGATCGATCATCGCTTCCGCCGTGGTCATCGAATCGCGCAGCTTGCGCAGCGACTCGTCCGGTATCTCCGGCACCATCGCATACATGGCGTCAACCCAGTCGCCGACCGGCAGCCGCAACTCATCGACGCCCCGCAAGATGAACTGACCCCGGATCCACGGGCCGTACAGGGGGTTCTGCCTGAGGGCGAGAAGTGCCTTCAGGCGGGAGTAGGGCGGCCGTCCATGGCCGCCTCGATCACGTCACTCATGATCTCCATCAGCACTTCGGCATCGATCGAGACGCCGTCGTCCTCGATCATCAGATGCTGCCAGCGACGCCGCGATGAGCCCTTGTCCAGGTCCAGCCAGCGATCCTGATCAGTCATCGGATGCAGCCTGCCGTCGCCGTGCGGCGCGAGGGGCGCGCGGAACTTCGGCTCGTAGTCCGGTCCGGCGTTCTTCGGCTTCGGCACGATGGTGGGCGCCCAGGTGATCGAGACACCGTCGCTGTCGTCCAGCTGCTTGAGCATGAGCCGGATCGCGGACTCGCCCATCTTGATCGCGTCGTCTGCGTTGCGATACATCGCGATCATTGGGCCGAGGTCGGCGCTGGGCTTCGCGTTGAACTCGTGCACCTCCTCGACACCGCCCCGGTACACCACGATTTCGTACGGGTGGTTGGGGATCTCGTCGGGGCGCTTCGCGTAGTACCGCTTGCCTGCCATGGGATCAGCCTCTCGCGTCCGGTAGTGAGTTGACCATGAAGTTGTTCGGCCTGATCCCGCGCGGGCGCGTGTGCTTGGCGTAGATCAAGAAGCCGTTGTAGACGAACCGCAGGTGCGGGTTCGGCCGGTTGTTGCGCGGGAACACGTCGTGCGTGCTCGTGCCGTACAGCTGGTAGCCCAGGTAGAACGTGCGCTCGTTGCCGATCGTGGTCTCCCCGTACGGGCGCTCGCCGTCGATCCCGCTGCTCTGGGTCATCGTGGAGGCCAGTAGGCCTGTCCGGCGCGGCACCCGCTTCTGCACGCCCTTGCCGACCCGCAGCTGCCGCCGAGCCAGGTCGCGGCGGATCGGCTCGTGCTCATCGGCGATGAACCTGCGGAACAGGGCGTCATCCACCCCACCCCCGACGTACTGGACCTGGACGCCCATCAGGGATGCCCAGAAGGCATCGGCGGGATGGTGGGCATCGGATCCGGCAGCAGGCTTGCCACCGTGAGGATCAGGCCGCCGGACATGGACACGTAGCCGCCCTCCGGCCCGAACGGCTGCACTGAGCCCGCCTGCACGTTGCAGCCGTCCGGGATCGCCGGATTCTCGAACGACACGAAGTTGACCATCGCCTGACTCAGGGTGCCCGCATCGAGCAGGAACTGCTGGCCAGCCTTGTTCAACTCGTCCGGGGTCGGCACCACGCCACGACCGGAGATCACCGGGGTCTTGCGCACCAGCGCGATCGAGATCTCCGCGTGCCGCATCGCGTTCACCGAGGCGACCTTGCCGAAGCTCGGCGAAAGCTGGGTGGCATCCACCGAGCGACCCCAGCCGACGCTCGCCAGGGCTACCACCAGCTGCTCGCAGTCCCAGGCGATATCGGCCGGTGACCCGGCGCCCACATACTGGCGCTTCGGCAGCTGGATGCCGTTCTGGGCGAAGAACGCCACCGTGTCCGACAGCAGCGCGTTCGCCACGGTGGCCAGGTCGATGCCCGTGGTCGGCTTGGCGTCCTCGTAGCTGTAGGGCACGCTCATGCCTCCAGCTTCGCCACGGCTGCCGCCACCTCGGCCTCGGTCGGCCTGGGCTTGCGTGGCTTGCGTCCGGCGGCGCTCTTGCGCTTGCGCGGCGGCTCGGCGACCGGTTCGGGCTCGGCAGCGTGCTGCTCGATCGCCAAGGCCTTCAGCGCGTCGTCCTTGCGCGCGGCGAAGTCCGGCGGGCGCTTGCGCTGGCGCACCGGCTTGTGCGGGCTGAACGGATCGTGCGGGCGCGAGAGAACCATGCGCACAGGCTAGATGTCGCCCGTTTGCCGCCGGGCCTCAATGCGTGCCGCAACATCCGCAAGATGCTCGGCGGTCGGCGCACCGCGCGGGTGATGCCGGGCGCACACCAGGTGCGTCTCGTGCGTGTCCGGGTCCACCAGTTCGTGCCGGGCGGGCCAGCGCCAGCAGCCTTTCTGGTGGCAGTTGTACTTCTTGATCAGCAGGAACAGGCCGCCGATGATGCCCAGCTCGCCGACATCCGAGATCGCGCCCGACAACAGGCCGTAGTGCGAGCCGGTGCCGCTGGCGCCGAACTCGTAGAACAGCCAGTTGCCGATCGCCGACATCACATCGCTCGAGGGATATCCGGGCTGAACACCCGCGCCCGGCGCGGCCTGCTCGCCGGGTTGATCGCCGACAGCCACAGGTCGACCTTGTAGAGGCCAGTCCGGCCGATCTTGAAGAAGTCCATCGGATCCACCACGGCGATCGACACACCCTGCCGCGACACCGACGTGACCCGCTCCGGCAGGCGGCAATCCGCCGAGCCGCAGCTGAACAGGTTCAGCTCGTGCGCCAGCTCGACACAGGCGGCCACGCCCGACTCCGGCGCCGCCTCGCCGTAGGTGTACTGGATCAAGGTGTCATCGAAGACCTTCGACCAGCGGTCGCCGTCCGTGCGCTCCAGCCAGCCGCCGGGCGAAAGACGCCAGGAGGAGAAGATCTCGCCGTTGATCGTGACCTGCTCGATCGCGGTCACCTGGTCGTGCGGCAGCTTCACCGCGTACGGGTTCGCCAGCAGCCCCATGTACTGCGGGAACCACGCGAAGCCGACCATGCTGTTCCACCACCAGTAGCCGGGTCCGGACGGACTCAGGCCCCACTGCCGGTAGTACGGGTAGGCGCCGCTGCCCTGCTCGGGTGGCCGCCCGCGCAGCTCGGCCGTGTAACTGCAGCCGACCCCCGCCCACTGCTCGCCGGAGAGCTTGTAGAGGATCTCGCTGGCCTGCAGCAGGTAGGACGCCCACTGGTCATCGGCTTCTTCGCCGCGCCACTGCTCCGGCACGTCGTCCGGGGTCGCCCACGCCCCGCACAGGATCTGGCTGCGCGGGGCGGGCTGACCGGGACTGGTCACGTCAGGGTCACCGTCGTGTTGCCAGAGATCGTCTCGTAGGTGGCGGTGATGACCGAGGATCCGGCCGCCACGCCGGTCACCAGGCCGGTGGAGTTGACGGTGGCGTCGGCCGTGGTCGCCGAGCTCCAGGTGGCGAGCGAGGTCACGTCCTGAGTGGTGAAGTTGGACATGGTCGCGGTCGCGGTCATCTGGATCGTGGACGTGTGGCTGATCGACGGGGCCGCCGGAGTGACGGCGATCGATTCCACGGTGGGTGGCGTTTGCTCGATCACGCTGGTCAAACCGACCGACAGATCGGGCACGCCGTTTTCGCGGACGTACTGCCACACTCGGTCCGAGGGATAGTCGAAGTCGTTTTCGGGACCGGATCCCCAGGCGGGATTCTGGATGGAGTAGCCGGTGAACTCCGGCAGCATCGCCGCGTCGGCCGCCAGCGCCCACGTACCGGCGGGGGTCAGGTAGCACTGCGGGAACACCCAGTGCAGGTAGGGCAGCGTCCGCGCGTAGGCCGAACCGAGCACCGCGCGCGACCAGGCCTCGATCGAGATGCCGTTCGGCAGTTCTTCAACACCGGTCTGCGGCGCGCGGTAGCCGATCTGGTTCGGAGTCGGCGCGGTGTCGTTGATCGTGTCGCCACCGATCAGGAACTGCAGCAGGTTCGGATCCGGCTGGCAGACCTGCAGGCCTGCGATGCTGCCACGCTTGAGCGTGAAGGGGGCCTGGTAGTTGACGCACGCGACGCCCCGGCCGTTGAGCTGGGTCACCTCCTTGGCGTCCTCGTATTCCAGGCCCAGCTCGATCTTGACCAGGGCGTCGGTGCAGTAGGCATTGTTGGCGCCCACCAGCGGCAGCCCCGATGCGTCCAGCTTCGTGATCCGCAGCCCCAGGGCAAACAGTGTGCCCGAACCGTCAAACATGTCTGATTCTCCCTGTTCAGCTGATTTGCATCGCGAAGTGACAGCACGAGTCGAAACTGGCCGCGAACAACCGCTGCGCCCAGACCTGCCGCAGGTTCGCCGAACGGTCCACCGTCTGCGCTGGCGCGACGAACGTCTCCAGCGTGTCCACCCGCTTGGTGACCATGCCCGTCGCGTAGCACCAGGTGCCCGGCGCGGTGCCACCGCTGCCGTCCGGACCGGTGCCCGGATAGCCGGGGTCGGCCACCACCACCGCGTCCGTCTGGGTCATCAGCAGGTTGCCGACGCGTCGCAGCTGCGCGCCCAGCTGGGTCGCGATCTGGGTCGGCACGTGCAACATGCACTGCTGGCCGCCGATCACCGCGCGCGCCTCCTGCTCCAGCACGCCCAGCGCCTGCATCGGGTCCGTGACCGTCTGGGTGATCACGGTCGCGGTCGGACCGGCCAGGTAGTTGTTGGTGACCCCGGTGTTACCCAGGGCATCCTCGTAGGTGTTGGCCTTCGTGCCGACGCCGGTCCACAACTCGTTGGCCATGGCCAGGGACAGCGTCGCCTCGGCCAGCCGTGATACCCGCTGTTCGTCAAATTCGACGTTGCGCGTGGTGCACACGTCGGTGACGCGGTAGCCGACCGGCTGGTAAAACTCGAGTCCATCGGTGGAACTGGGCGGGTTCGTGTCCACGTCGCCACAGGGTGCGACCGGCTGATACGCCGGGCAGGACTCGGACCGCCAGCTGAAACCTTCCTGCCAGCGCGCGTCCTCCACCGGATCGAGCGCGGACACCAGCAGGTTCGCCACGCGCACTTGCTGCGCTGGCTGTGTCCGTACCGGGGTGAACAACACTGCGACCTCCTGGGCTGGTGGGGGTGAGCAGCGCGACCGGCCCGCGTGAGCCGGTCGCGCGGGAACTCATCAGCCGCCAGACTTCGTGTAGGCGCTCATGCCGTCCGTGTTGGTGGGCGGCGCGATGGTGCCGGAGCTGGCGCCGTTGGGCACCAGCGGCATGACCACCCGCAGCGACTCCAGGCCCTTGAACGCGACCCCTTCGAAGGACTCGCTGAAGGTCTGGTATCGGTTGCGCAGGTTCAGGTTCGAGTCGCGCACCAGGCCGATGTCCAGCGTGCCGCCATCCAGGAACATCCAGTCGCCTTCGCGATACAACACCGTGTCGACCGCGTTCGGCCAGCCGGGCACGTTGTCGCCCGCGTTGAGCGTCGCGTAGGTCTGGGCGGGCAGCATGATGCCGGAGATCGCCGAAGCGGTCGCGGCCAGGCCGTCCAGGTGCCAGGTGACGTTGACGTTGCGGGTACGGAACCAGCCTTCGATGCTGGCCTGCGCGACCGCGAACAGCCCGGACACGTCGCCGGAGGTGTTCATCATCCGGGCGAGGTCGGTCTGCAGCATGTTGATCACCCAGAGGGGCATGATCGTGTGCAGCGGGACCTCGCCGTTCAGGCGGTGCCGGTTGCGGTAGTAGCTGATCACCTTGTCGTAGTTGGCCAGCATCTCGCGAACCGCCGAGAAGCCAGCACCCGAGGCGACCGAGGGCGCACCGTAGACGATCTTCGAGGAGGTCAGGATGCGCGAGAGCAGCTGATTCTCCGCGAACCGCGAGGCCGCGACCTGGCTGGACTGGTTGGTCGCGTTCACCCATTCCGTGTCGAAGCGGCTGGTCATATTGGCGAACTCCAGGCACAGGTACGTGCTGTAGATGCTCGCCTCCACCACGCCGGGGCAGTCGACCACGTAGCAGGTCTTCGGCCCGAACGGGTCGCCCTGGCTGTCGTTGCCGGACTCGTAGGTGATGTTGTTCGCGCCGTCGTTGATCACCGACTGGTCATTGTCCTGACCCCACACGCCCAGACCATCGGTCATCTGCAGCGCGTCGAAGGGCAGCCGGTACTGGATGCCGCCGCGTTCCACCCGGAACGGCGTGAGCGCGTCGCGGACCGGGCGGTCCGTCACACCCACCGTGTCGATGTCGTAGATGACCTCCAGCGGCAGGCACAGGCCGCCGGACTGGGCCGCTGCGGTCAGCGCCTGCGGTGTGGTCGCCTCATGGATCTTGTCCATGTTCTCGCTGTAGTTCTGGCCCAGCGTGTGCGAGTCCGGGTAGGCGAACTCGATGTGCACCACGTCGTAGCGGCCACCGCCCGCCGAGGACGCCAGCGCCCGCGCCTTGTTCACGAACGCGCGGGAGATCGTGTCCCGGTCGGCCACGGTGCCAGCGGTGAAGCCGGGCACGTCGCCGGAGATGACGATGCGGGCGCCGATCTGGCTCGGCCCGCGTTCCGGGTTGACCTGCTGCTCGCCCGCCAGCGTGCCCAGGTTGCGCTCGCGGCGCTCACCGGCCGCCTGCTGCGACGGGGGCTGCTGGCCACCCTCACCGCCGTTCGGCGCCTGCTGGCCACCGTTGGGCGCACCTTCACCGCCACCTTCGGAGGCCTGGCCGCCTTCGCCGCCGCCCTGCTCGGCCGGATCCGGCTGCTGACCGGACTCCGGCTCGGGGGGCTGCACGTGGTCGCGTGCCGGGTCGTGGCGTCCTTCCAGGGCGGCCAGCGCCGCGTTGCTGCGGGTCGACAGTTCGTCTCGGCCCTCCAGCGCGGCCAGTGTCGACTCCACCACCTGGTACTGGGCTGCGAACAGCTCCAGCAGCTCGACATTCGCCGGGGTGGTTTCCTCGGCTGCCAGCTCGGTCGCTTCGGCGCGGATCTTGGTCCGCACTTCGCCCAGCTCCTGGGCGCTCAGGCCGCGCAACTCGGCGGACAGCTGGCCCTGGATTGCTTCGCGCTCTCGATCACTCTCGGCAGCCGCGAGGCTCCGGATGATCTGGATAATGCGGTCCACCGCGTATCCCCTTCGCTCGGTCTGTGCACGGGGCCGACATCAGCCTTGCGGCTGGTGCTCGGTGGACCTATGGACTACCGGCACGGGAAACGCCCCGTCTGCCACGAAGGCTATGACGGGGCGCAACCGGGACACTCGGTGTTGCGTACTTGCGGATCAGGCGCTGGAGTCGTCCTCTTTCTCGGTCTTCATCGCGGCCAGGATCTCGTCCGCCGCGCGTCCGGCAGCCGCCTCCGGTGTGTGATGTGTCGGCAGGTAGTTGTCGAAGTGATCTTCCAGGATGACAATCAGCTTCTCGCGGTCCAGCTTCCTCATTGCCGCCTCCGGTTCAGTCGTTGATCGCGTACGGGCTGCGTCCGGCCAGGATGATGCCCGGCTGCAGGTAGGTTCCCGCCTCGCAGGCAGCGAGGTTCGTGGTGATCAAGTGCTCATCGCCCAGCTCGGGTGCCGCGATCGTCTTGGCTTGGGTCGCACTCGCCGCGACCACCACGACCTCCCGCGCGTTCGCCCCGGTCTGCACCAACCAGACGTAGAGCCGATCAATCGTCATTGATCACCGGCTCGGCACCATCCGACTCGAACGCGGCGTCATACAGATCCTCAATGGACATTGGTCTTTGCCTTCCTCGTAGCGCGGTAGTCGAACCACCAGTTGACCGAGGAGGTGATCAAACCTCCGACGATCACCGCGAGCCAGCCGACCGCGCGCACCGTCCACACGGTGGCGTAGAAGGTGGCGATGGCGCCACCGACCAGCATCCACAGGCACAGCTCCAGCATCCAGATCCCGAAGATCCAGTAGGCGATGGAGTGGTGACGGCTGCGGTGCCGCCCGGTCCAGGTGACGGTGTAGCGCAGAATGCGCGGGCCGAACGAACTGGTGATCCGTGATCTCATGGCACCGATGTTACCCGGTCATTCGTCGGGTGACAAGGAGAGATCGAGCTGGCGCAGCGCGGCCAGGCGCTCCTCGATCGACACATCGGCCGCCGCCGCCAGCCGACCGAGCACGGACAGGCCGAGCTCCTCGCCCTCGGGGAACTCTGGCACCAGGTCCGTTGTGCCGTTAATCGTCCCATTCATCCGCTCTATCTCCTCGGTCTGTTGTGGCGGGTTCCCCGTCGCCTTGCGCAGCGACCGCTCCGGCATGCCGACCTCCATCGGACGCGCCCGCCGCCCGGGGTGTGTCAGCACCGAGCGGCGGGGCGAGCTCACTTCCTGGTGCGCTTGCGCTTCACCCCGCGCACCAGCTCCTCGCGGCGCGCGCAGGTCTTCACGTGCTGAATGAACGTCGGATTGCCCGCCGCCCGGTAACCGGCCGCCTGGCCGATCGACCCGAACTCGCCCACCTCCGGCAGATCGCCCGGACGCAAGGTCAGCGCCAGCTTGCCCAGCGAGCTCGGCAACGGATCGATCGGCATCCGCTTCGGCAGCTTGCCCTCCGGCGTGCGCGCGTTCAGGTTCGGTCGCGTCATCACCCAGGCGATCGGCTCGCGGCAGAACTCGCAGGCGGCCAGCTTCAGCCCGTACTCGTTGACGCCCACCTGCTGCGGGCGCGTGCTCGGCGTGACCTCGAACATCAGGACTTCCACCACTCCATCTTCTTGGCGCGGACCACGCCAGCGATCAAGAAGTAGTCGGGGCGCTCGCGGACGCGACGGGACCAGTGGAAGCGGTCGCCCTTTACCGCGAGCTTCAGGTGCTCCTCGTTCTCGGCGTAGCGCCACTCGCTTTCGGGCAGGCGCTGCGACTGCGCCCACTCGGCCGCTTCGTTCTCGTTCAGGGCGAGCACCCAGATCAGGGGTTTCATGTCGTCGCCGGGAAGCGATCGAGGTAGCGAACCAGGTGCGTCAGGGGCGCCTCGCTCACGTGCACGTCCAGGATGGTGTCCGCGTGCACGGCGGTCATGGCCTGCCAGATCGCATCGTCCGGATGCGCCCGGTCGTCCACCTGGCCGTCAACCACGGGGCGCGGGCGACCGGGATCCTGGTCGACATCCCAGCACAGGATGATCGTGTGTCCGGTGTGCTCCAGGCGCGCGGAGGTGACCGAGCCGACGCGTCCCATCGCGAGCGGGCCGAACGCGAGCGGGCCATACGCGACGTGCACCGCGAATCTGCCGGTGTCATCGGCGGACACACGGCGCTCCAGTAGATCGCGAAAGGCCAGCTCGGCGGTAGCGTGGTAGTGGACTTCAACCGGGGCGGAATCCGCTTCGATCTTCGTCCTGATCGAAGCGGTCGCGCCGATGATGATCAGCGGGAGCACGGTCACCTCCTGGTTGTGGTCGTCGCACCAATGTTACCCTCCCAGTGCACGGGAGACAATGGAGGTCAGCATGCCAGCTATCCCACCCGAGGACATCGAAAACCGGTTCGGCCGGTTGTCCGCGACCGCCGAGTCCGTTGGCGAGAAGATCGTCAGCATCCTCAAGAACGCGGCACACGAAGTCAACAAGCTGGTAGGTCACGCCAGCCCGTCCGTCCTGTCCATCGTCCAGCGCCTGGAACAGGGGGCACACGTCGCCGTGTCCGCGCCCGTGCTCCAGGAACCTCACCAGGACCCTCAGCCGCCCGCGTCTACCACGGCGACGGACCCGGGGGCTGGAGCCAGCTCGGAATCGGCAGCTTCGCCGACCAGCCAGGAGACCGCCAGCCCTTCGCCGAGCGACTCACCCGCCGCGAGCTCCGCGCCGAGCTCGGCGGACTCGGCAACCGAATCGAAAGGTTGATCCAGATCATGACCGATGCACTTCAGACCGCCCTGACCGATCTCACCAGCGTGACCGGTGACGTGGTCGCCGAGCTGTCCAGCCTGTCCAGCCAGCTGCAGGCCGCGCTCGCCAGTGGCGACACCGCCGCCCTGCAGTCCGCTGCCGACCAGATCGAAACCCAGGTGGGCACCCTGCGCACCGCGCTGGCCTCGGCAACGCCAGCGCCCAGCGGATCCACCACGGGAGCTCCGTCCACAGGTGGGGATACCTCCAGCGCGCCGCAGTCGGGCGGCACCACCAGCGATACGACCGCCGCGCCGGAGCAGCCGCAGACCGGTAGCCCGATGGGCTGATAGCCTGCCGGTCGGCATCTAGCCGATGTAACCGCCGAAAGCCCCCCGGCAGCAACGGGGGGCTTTCGCATGCTCAGGCGGCGAGCCGCTTCAGGCAGGCCTTGCAGGTGACCGGCCGCTTGGTGGCGTAGTAGACGACGCCCCGGTTACTGAAGGTGCCGGTCCGCGCGTTGTGCCCGGTCGGACGGCACAGGGTCTTCTCGGTGCTGCCACGGTGCATCGGGTCGCCGGGCACACCCGCGTGGACCAGGTTGGTGGTGTAGACGTTGACGCTGGTGGCCTCGGCTTCGCTCATAGGAACGATGTTACCCCTCTGGTCGCCGGGTAACAATAGTCTGTGACCTGCGACTCAAGCCTGCGGGATCCAGGTCTCCAGCTCCTGGCCGTTCGCCCGGTCATACACCAGCCGTTGCGGGATGAACACCCGATCCAGCCGCCGCGCCTCATGACCCAGCGCCGCGACCTTGACCTCCATTACGTGCCGCACGATCGCCTCCTGGGTATTGCACTGGGCCGCCAGCGTCTTGCCGCGCTTGAAGAACGCCAGGCCCTTGTCCGGGTGCACCTCCCACCAGTAGCCCGCGTAGCAGGCCACCAGGCCAGTATTCGGCCGTAGCGCCAGCTCCCACGGCAGGTAGGTGATGTTGGCCGCCGTGATCAGGTCGCCCATGTTGTCCTCCTCGAATTCGATGTTTGTCCAGCAGTACGCGTGTCATCCTTGACGCATGGACGCGGTAGAGCGCGCGGTCGCCGAGCGGATCGCCCGCCGAGCACGCCAGCGCGCCGAGGTGGCCGCCGAGCGGCTCGCCTTCGAGGCCAACCGCAAGGCAGGCCTGGAGCGCCGCAAGGCTGCGAAGATCAAGCAGACCTGATGTTCCGGCCCCACACGCCGCACACCTGTCTGCCGGTGTGCACGTTGATCAGCTCATAGACGCCGTCGTAGGTGCCAGTCACGCGCCACTTCGCGCCGTGGTAGATCACGATGTCGCTGATGTGGGGATCCCGGGGGACAGTGGTCTCCGTCATGCCTGCACCGCCTGGAGAGCCTGGTGATAGGCCACCTTCGCCTCGGGGGTGATCCGCCACTCGCCATGCGCGGTCCGCACCACCACCTCGCGCATGGTGCAGCGCACTACCTCGCCGTCATCGAGCGTGACGACGCGCCAGCCGCCCGCCACGCCGATCTCCAGTTTCACGATGGTCTTCGGTGTCTCGCTCATGCCTCCAAACTAGCCCTTGTGTCCCGGTCCGTCAACGGGTAACTTGGTATCCATCAGCCCAACGCACCGAGGAGCCCACAGTGAGCACCAAGATCACCAAGCTGACCGAAGCCAACATCCAGGCCCTGAACCTCGTCATCGGCAACGACGCGCTGGTGCAGCTCACTGCGACCACCGCGACCTTCGTGGACGAAGGAACCGAGCTGATCGAGTGGTGGTCGGGGATCATGAGCCGGGTTGCCGCCAAGCACGGTCGGCACGGTCACCCGTATGCCTCGCTGCACGCGGTCACCCGCAAGGTCAACAAAGCCGCTCAGGCCAACAAGCGTTGATCATCCAGCCGGGCGCCCACCGAGGCGCCCGGCTTCGTTCCCCCGAGGAGGACGCCATGAGCAAGCCGAAGCGGTTCGGGTTCCAGGAAGGTCAGCCGCACGTGGTGCCGGTGCGCCAGACCGCACAGCACACGATCACCTGGTCCACCGAGTGGTCTGGCTGGCGCTGGGTCGCCCCCGGCTGGGAGATCGGCCGCGTGCGCGCTGGCGGGCTCGGCGGCCACCCTGCCGGTACACGGTCGGAGTACCACCTGAACCGCGTGAGCGAGGACGGTCAGCGTCAGGTGGTCGACATCGTGGACTCGCTGGGTGCGGCGAAGCGGCGCGCCGAGGAACTGTCGGAGTAGTCGCAGGTAAGTGACCCTTGTGTCCCGGTGGAGTGAGGGGGTAACATGGACTTCATGGGCGAGACCAGCTACCAGACGGACCTCTACCGGCAGACCTGCACCTGCCCCGCCGGGCAGTATGGCCGCCCGTGCAAGCACCTCCGCGCGCTCGCCGACCAGCAGACAGCCGATGAGGCCAAGGTCGCCAATGCGCAGGCACGCTGGGATCGCGAAGTCCAGATCCAGCAGGCCGCCCGCGCTCGCGAGATCGCCCGCAGCCACTTCTCCGCCACCTACCCCGAAACGGACTGATCATGAATAAGCTCTCGCCGAGGATGACCGACCAGCTGCTGTGGATGGCTGAGCAGCTCGCGCACGGCGGCAGGTGCGGATCCCTCGAACCGCAGCGCATCGCACTGATGTCCCGGGGCCTGATCGACTTCGCCACCGAGGACGACGCGCACAAGCAGACGCGCAACCGCACCCTCACCCTCACCGAAGCGGGGTGGCTGAAGGTCAAGGAGATCCGGGAAAACCTCGGCAAGTGAGCAAGTAGGCCCCATGGTGCACCGCTTCGGCGGTGGGGAGGTTCGTCTCCTCCCGGGGTCACGCGGTCAGTGGGAACACGCATCCTCGCGGTGCGCTCGGCCCCGAGAAGCAGGGAAGCCGTCAGGCCCCGTAGATCCGGTTCTGCCGGTGAAGCTGAAGCCCCATCCGGGGGCTGACCGTGACGATCTTTCACACCGAGGAGTCGATCATGAGCTTGACCAAAATGTATGCGCTGACCTGCGATAACTGCGGGCGCCTCCAGCAGGACGGCCGCCAGGTCTATTCCACCAGCACCGAGGCTCGGCGCAAGGCCAGGGCGGCGGGTTGGGAGCGCCTCCAGCACCCAGAGAACGTGCGCCAGGGGCTCACGTCAGCTGACAACGTGTCGCATCGGCGGGACTTCTGCAGGATGTGTGCGCCGATCGTCCGCGAGGCCCTGGCCGAGATCGGCAAGGATCAGGAGCGCGCCGCCCGCGCGAAGGCCTACGCGGATCGGGTCGGCCGGTGACGACTCGCGAGGATCTGGCCGCGACCGCGCGCGAGCACGGTTGGACGCCGCTCAGGGTCAGCTGGTGGCGCTCGGACCGGTGGTCGCGCGGCGCCGAGCAGGTGATCGTGATCTTCACCGACAGCGGGCGCGTGTCGCAGGCGAGCCTGCTGCGCGACCGGATCCAGACGGAAGCGGTCTACGCGACGAATAGGAGCTATTCGGACAAGGTTGCGAAGGTATCGAGCTGGCTCACCAACTGAGACTATCGCCACAGGTAGAACGGCATTGTGTCCCGCTGGTACGTCGGGTAACATGGTCTTATCACCCCAACCGAGGAGGACCACATGGCCGCCAACACTCGCACTCCGCGCGAGGCTGCCGACGCTGAAGCCGCCCAGCGCGCCCGCGCCAACGGCGAGCGTCTGCGCGCCACCACTACGCGCGAGTCTCGCGAAGCCGCCGCCAACCAGCTCGCCGAGGTCGACCAGCAGATGATCGCGCTGGACCAGCTGCACACTCAGCTGTCCGCGCGGGGCGCCTACTCGGCCGCCACCCGCGTGCACGAGCAGTGGCGCACGCTAGCGATCCAGCAGGCCAAGCTGGCGGCGAAGGCCGAAGCCGACGCTGAGTCTGGCTACCTCGCCCAGGGTATCGAGCTCTGAACGCGGCGAGACCCCGGCATCCCCCTTGGTGCCGGGGTCTCGCGCTGCCTGGGTGGCCGCCGGGCGGAGCTGGCGCCGTGCTTGGTGGCTTCAGCCGGGGGTACCCGGCGACCGAGGGCAGCCTACTCGTCCGCGCCGAACACCTGGTTGCGTGCGCGCCGTGCGTCCCGGATCAGCTTGTTCAGGCCGTCCCGGTCCAACTGGATGTAGTCGCCCGCCAGGAACGTTTGCTCATCGAAGCTCGGCGTGTCGGCCGTGCCTTCGTGGTGCTCGGTACGCACCTCGCCGACCGTCATCTGCACGAACTGGCCTTCGCGGGACCAGGACAGTTCGCCCCGGTACTGCTCGGTACCCCGATGCCGGATGATCTCTTTGGGCATGTCGCCCTCCCTTCACGGAGCGGCCTCGCGCCGCCGAGGAGAGCTTAGCCGCCGCAGACCAGCACGCCGTTGACTTGCGTGGTGGCCAGGCCGCTCGGTTCGGTGATGTTCGTGGTGCTCGGCGCGCTGCCGTTCGGGCACACCTGCGCTTGCGGCACCGGACCGGCATCCGACGTGGTGCCGTCCGAGTAGGTGACGATCATGTGCCCGGCACTGTTGAGCACCACCGAGGACACGCTGACCCCATTGGATCCGTCCGTCCCGTTTGCTCCATTGGCTCCGTTTGCTCCAGCCGCGCCAGTCGCGCCCGCAGGCCCCACCACGTTGCCCAGGTCGCTACTCGTGCCGTCCGAGTACGTCACCACCAGATCCGTGCCGACGATCGCGGAGCCGGTGATCCCGCGCCCGTCCTTGCCGTCCGCGCCCTTGATGCCCTGCGGTCCGGTCACGGTGCCCACGTCGGCGCTCGTGCCATCCGTGTACACCACGATCAGGTCGCCGTTGAACAGGTGCGTGGAGGCGATGCCGCGACCCGGCTGACCGTTGCTGCCGTTCGCGCCGGACGGTCCAGCCGGTCCACTCGGCCCAGGGATCTCGATTGCCGACTGCACCTTGCTCGCCTGGGTGCACGCGCCCGCCGCGTTCAACTGGGTGGCCGCCACGCCGCCCTGGTCGCACACTGACTGGACCTGACCGGCCAGCGGCGCCGCCTGGCTCTGGACCGCCGTCACCCTCGCGTCCGAGCTGTCCGCGTGATCCTGGGTCTGGCTGGCCAGGCTCACGAACCACAGGCTGGCCACGAACAGCAGCGCCAGCACCAGTGCGATCACCGCGCCCACCCAGTACGTCGGCACCTGGATGTGGAAGCGGTCGCGCCACGTCTGTCGGCGCTGCTGCTGAGTCGGTCCCGCGCTGTGCTCGCTCATGGGTGACCTGGTTTCGGTTGCCCCTCCAAGGCCTGGATCACGTCCACGATCCGGGCCAGCTCGATGTTCCCTTCGCCTTCCGCCTTGCCAGCCAGGTAGTCCACGCTCAACTCCTTGGGGATCGGCGGCCAGCCGGGGTGAGTGTCCCACCCTTCGCGCGCGGCCAGCAGGTCCACCGCGTACATCCTGCGCGCATAGGCGACATTTGTGACCCGAAGTTCCCGCAGCTCGCGTGCCTCACGGCCGAGCCGCCGAGTACGGAAGGTCATCAGCGTAACCAGCAGGAACAACACGCCGGTCAAGATCGGGATCAGCGTGGACAGTGCCGTGAGGCTCATCTTGCACCTCTCGCCGCCACGTCTTCCGCTTCCGCCAACGCGCCCCCCACAACGCCGAAGATGACCGCCAGCACGCTCGCCGCCGCCGGAAACGTGACCGGCAGCAGCGGGCTCGGCGCGAATGCCGCGAACCACAACTCGGTGGCGTAGAACGCCCAGACCGCGCCCGCCACCGCGTGTGCCTGCGGCCGATAGCGCTCATAGAACCAGGTGATCGCCAGGAACAGCGCGGACATGCCGAACGCGAACAGCCACCACCAGTTGAGGTCGGTCAGCCGGGCGACCTGGGCTTGCGCCACCGGCACGCCCCGCAGCGCGATGCTGGTGCTCACGTGCAGCAGCGCGAAGATCAATTGCAGACCCAGGAGCACGCCGGACAGCAGGCGCGAGGCCAGGTGTCCGGCGTGTAGGCCCCGGGTAAACGGCATGATCAGCTGCTGGCCAGGAGTTGGCCGAGCACGATCGCCGCGAACACCAGCGCCAGCCCCGCGCAGGCACCGACCAGGATCCACCAGGCAGTGACGGCAGGGTTGCGCGGCTCGACTCGCCGAGCGGCCAGGAACGTCGCGATCAGCAGGCCGAGCGCGACCAGCAGCGCGCCCAGGTCACCGAGCAGGGACAGCGTGAAAGTGGACATCAGGCAGCCTTCTTTCCGTGGTGTGCCTTGAATAGCGCGCGACCCTTGGGAGTGGCCAGCATGACGTTCGTCGTCTCGCCTGCCGCCTTCGGCCCCACGTACTTCAGCAGCAGGGCGTGCAGCGTGGTCCATGGGTTCGCCGAGCTCATCCACTTCGCCGCGCCCTTGCCACGCGTCCAGTATGTCCACAGCGGGTGACCAGGGCCGAAGGGCAGCTTGGATGCCCACGGCCAGACCGGCGGATTCGCCAGCGACCAGGCCTCGTCCGCCTCGGCGCTGTACTCATCCAGGCTGATCAACGACAGCTTCGAGCCGCGCGATTTGATCTCGTCCTTGACCGCCTGGTGCGCCTTGGACACCGCACCCGGACGGCCGAGCAGCTGGGCACGCCGCTGGAACTCCTTGTCGATCTCCTTCAGGTGCGGTGTCTCGGTGTCCTTCAGATCCTTGCGCGCCTTCGCCGTGGACGTGTGCTGCGCCAGCTTGTCGGCCGCGCTGGACACGCTGGCGACCGAGCTACCACCGACCTTGATCCACCCGTGGATGTAGCCGCCCGGCCCAACGAAGCTGCCCGGCTCTACCGGGCCGAGGCGAAAGGGTCGATACCGAGACTCTCCAGCGCAGCCGTCTTGCCGATCGCCAGCAGCGCCGCGCTCTTACGGTCCGCCATGCCCGGCTCGGCTCCCTCGTCACCCTCGTCCCCCGCGTCGTCGTCGTTGTCCAACGGCCGATCGATATCCCCGTCGTTGTCCGGGTCGAAGAACGCGATCAGCGCCGCGTTGACCGCCTGAGTGACCTGGCCGATCGTGATCCCGCCGCCCGGCACGAACTCGCGCGGCGCCTGCAGTAGGCCAGCCGCCACCAGGCTCACCGCCTCGCCACTGGCCACCCGCGAGCGCGGCACCGGGTAGCCAGGCGTGTTCACGCTCAAGATCGCGCACAGCTCGAGGTTGCCGCCATGGTTGCGCCAGTCTCCCGAGGGCGGGCTGGACAGCAGTCGGTCCACCTCGGCCTCCGACAGCGCCGCCGTGAGGCCATGGATCCAGATGCCGTGCGCGTCCTCGCCAGCGGCCACGTCCGCGACCGCCAGGCACTGGTTGTCGTAGAAGGCCACCGTCTCGGCCTCGGACAGGGTCGGCCCCGCGTGCCCGCCGGTTGCCGCATCCCGGGACATGCTGATGTGGCCCACCGCGACGGTGCGCTGCTCGCCGGTCTCGTCCACTACCCTGGCCGCGCCGGTCGCGAACCGCGCGTAGTCGGTGCGGGTGTGCGGGGGACGAACACAGCGCCCGGAATAGGAGACGTGGCACTCGTTCCAGGTGGCGATGTGGCCGCTGATCTCGCGGCGCCCGTCCGCGCGCGGCTGCCCGATCACGATCGGGGTGGGTGCGCCCAGGTGTGGATCGGAGAAGATCGCGATGCCGGGCAGTTCGTGCACCGGCTCGGCGCCTGCGGTCAGCGAACCATCGGCCTTCCAGTTCTCCGGCAGCATCTTCTCCAGGCCGAGGCTCTTGGCCGCTTTGATGATGTGGCGCCGGATCGCGTTGTGCGCGGAGTCGCCACCGTTGCCGCGCCCCACGGCCTTGATCGCCTTGGTGAGGTCGCTGCCGTTCTCCACCGGGTATCGGGCGTCGCCGTCGCTCTTGCCGGGCAGCGGCGGCATCGCCAGACCCTTGCCCAGGGCGCGCTTGCGCTTGGTGGCGTCCGGCGTGTCGGCGAGCTCGTAGCCGTCCCGGTCGTAGCCGAGCAGGCAGATGCCGCATTCGTCGCCGAGGTCGGCCGCGCGGAAAGGCGCCAGGGTGAGCGTCTCGTAGCCGCTGGCGACCAGGGCGGGATCGCCGTCCGGCTCGAGCTGGCCGCCGCCCACTTCCACGTAGGCCTCCTTGAACGCGGGGATCGGGCACAGCGTGGTCGCGGCGATGGTGCCCTTGGTGATGTTGATCTCCGGCTTGTCGTCCTCGGCGAACGACTCGTCATAGTCGACATCGGACAGGTCCACCGAGTTGCCGCGCAGGTGACCCTGCCGCGCCAGCTTGCCGCCGGTCGTCTCCGGATCCGCCACCCCCTCGCCCTGCCAGATGAACGTGCCCTCGGGGAATGGCTCGCCGGTCTGGCGGCTAGTCACCTCCGGACCGGGCGTGCGCCAGATCTTCGTCAGGTGCCCGATCACCTCGGCGCCCGCGTGGCCGCCCTCCTGGCCCGGGTTCGTGTACTGGGCCAGGATCGAGATCGGCAGCGCGCGGTGATCCAGCGCGTCCGCCGCGATCGTCCGGCCGTCGCTCGTGCTGGCGCCCTCCACCACCAGACAGGGGAAGAACAGCGGCAGCTCGCCCTGCTCGTTCAGGTCCGACCCGACCTCGGGGGCCGCGTCGGCAGGGGTCGGCTGTGCCTTGCCCGCGCTCGCCTGCTTCTTGGCCATGATCGTCTCCCTCACGCTACGTTCAACCACTCGTCCCGGATGCGCAGCACCCGGTCACGCATATCCCTGGTCTGCTGGGCCGTTGTGCCGGTGCGCCCGGCCGCGTCGTCCATCTCCGCCAACCGCCGGATGTCGCGCATCGCCGGGGTCTCCGGCTGCTGCGCGGCGGCGATCGAGTCCCGCAGCTCGGGGTCCATGTCGCTGGCGTTCTGCGGGAAGATCCAGGCCTGGACGACGTGACACCGGCAGCCGTCGTGATCGCCTGGGTGGTAATAGTCACCCAACCACGCGGTTGCCTTGCTGGTGGCCAACCGCGCGTCGCTCATCGAGTCGTACCGGTGATCATCCAGCGCCTTGTGCGGGTGGAACGTGTTGCGCGGATCCGTGCCGTACACCCACATGTAGCCGAACGCCGGACCAGCCTTCGCGGTGATCAACTCGGTGATCGTGCCGCCCAGCGCCAGGCCGCCCAGTGGCGCCGAGCTCGAGCCGCCTTCCTTCAGGCCTGCCGGTGCGCCGCCGATCGTGGCCAGCGCCGTGCGGATGTCGCCCGCGCGCACCACGTCGTCCGGGTTCGCCTCGCCGGTCGGCGCGTGTCCCTCACGGCCATACAGCCGATCCATGGTGCGCTGCTTGAGCTGCTCGTGCAGCTGGTGCCAGGCGCCGCGCTGTCGGCCGGTGAACGTGCGCCGCAGTGCCGAGACCGCGCCGAGCTCGAGGTTGAGCAGCTTCTGGGCGACCAGGCAGGCGTTCTTGATCGCATCGGCGGTCCAGGCGATGAACTTCGCTTCGAGGTAGGCGAACGCGGCGGCCAGCAGTGCGTCCTCGGTGACACCCAGCTCGGCCACCTTGTCCGGGCCGAGGAAGGCAGCGAGATCATCGGCGTGCTCGGCCAGGTCGCCCTTGTCGATCTTGCGCTGTGCCGCCGAGCGAATCCGCGCGTTTGCTTTTTCGATGGCGCGCGCGATCGCCGCGTCGGCCGCGACCGTGAGCCGCTCCAACAGTGCCGTGTCGATGGCGGCCAGCTTGTCACCTGTGATCACCCGCAGCGCTGGTACCGCCGTGGTACCAGCCGCCGTGAGCGCGAGCTGCTCGCTCATCCGTCCGGTACCACTGCTCGGTGGCGGGCTCGGGTTCTGGTGCGGGATCGAGCCAGCGCCCGGCTTGGCCTCCGGATGTGCGGGCAGTGCCGCGCGCTGCGGTGGCGTCACCTGGTTCTGGCCGTTCGCCGGACTCGGTACCACCGTGGTACCACTACCGGCGGGTGGCGGGATCGTGATGCCCGCGCCGGGCAGCAGCCGGGCGATCAGCGTGGCCGCCGTGGTCGGGTCGGTGCTGACCTTGCTCGCCAGCATCTTGATCAAGTCGTCGTTGGTGGGCTCATCGTCGACGTTGAAGCCGAGCGCCTCGCGCAACGTCTGGCCGCTGATCTGGAAGCGGTCGTATGCGTCCTTCGCGTCCTGCGCGCGGTTCGCGTTCTCCGTGACCTTGCCTGCGTCGTACCAGACAACGACCTGTTCGACCTCTTGCGGGTCCAGGCCGTAGCCACCCTCGGTGACCGGCTGAATCAGGCTCGGCCGCAGGTAGCCCTCGGTGAAGCTGTCGACGATCATCCGCACGCCGGGCTCGAGGTGGTTGCGGAACGTCGTTGCGTCGATCACGTACGCGTTCCAGTGATTGGTGTCCTGCAGGCCGGTCACCACGGTGGGCGGCACGTCGATCGACTCGGCCATGCGGGTCAGCGAGCGCTCCAGCTTGTCGTTCAGGTCGGCGCTGGTCTCGCGCTCGAACGTGACGTGCCGGACCGCCTCGATGTCTTCCTTGTCCGCTTCGACGATGATCGGCGCGACCGCGCCACCCTCACCCTCGTTGACGATCGGCGCCAGGATCGCCGCGTTCAACTCCTGCACGAAGTCCTGTTCACCCTGCTTGTCGTCCGCCCCGAACGGAGACTTCAGGCTCATGTTCTGGGTGACGAACAGGATGCCGTTCGCCGCGATCCGGCTGCGCGCCGCCGCCCGCAGCTCGCGACCGGACAGGATGATGTCCTCCAGCACGTCCTGCAGGCTGCGCAGCGGGCTGTCCGACAGCTTCTTGAACCTCGGGTGCGGCACCCACAGCCGGATCAAAACCTCGGTCTTCGGATCGATCTTGCGACCGGCACGCCCCGGCACCTCCACGATGCCCAGCGTCGCGCCCGACCCCATCGGCTGCACCTCGTCAGTCGAGAGGATCTGCCAGCGCTCCTTCTTCGTCGCCGGGTCGGTGCTGCCGTGCAGCCAGCCCTCACCCGCGATCGAGAAGCAGGTATCGGCCACGCCCATGAAGCCGTAGCCGTTGCGCCACGGCAGCTTGTTCAGTGCGTCCTGGGCAGCCTTCTTCAGCGCTGGCGAGAGCGTGCACTTGTCCGAGTCGACATCGATCGGCTCATCCTCGCCTTCGACCACCTGGCCGATCTTCAGTGCCACCTTGGAGATCGCGTTCGCCCGGAAGCGCATCGCGCCCGCCAATTCCGGCACCAGATCCCGATAGTCCCAAGCGTGCGTTTGCCAGCCCATCCGCATCGCGGTCAGCGTGTTGACCACCTTGCGGTTCGTGAGATCGATCCGCGCGCCCGACGCCGTCATCACGCCAGCGGCAACCTTCTTGCCGTCCGGGCCGATGATGCGCTGAGCACCCCACGATCCGCTCACGCGTCAACCTCCTGGCTCGGACTCCCACCGGTCGGTGACCTCGGACAGCAGACCGGTTACCGCCGAGGCTGCCAGGATCGCGACCAGGGCGTCATGCACTCGCGGGCTGATCATCCGCAAGAGCACCAGGCCGCCAGCGAGCCAGATGCTCAGACACCACGGGCAGTCCAGGAGCGCCGACCAGCGCGTGGCCATGAACGCGTCGTTGCCCTGCAGCTTCGCGCGCAGCTCCGGCAGCGGCCACACTTCGTCCCGCTGCAGCAGGCGCACCGCGCGGTAGGTCGCCAGCCACTGGGCGAGATCACGGGCCACAGTCCGGGCCCCCCGGGCAGTAGCCGACCAGCCGGACGAACCAGTGGATCGGCGAGATCCGCAGACGGAAGCAGCACGGGCAGCCGAGCGCCGCCAGCATGTGATCGACTCTGTCGCGGCCGAAGACCGAGGCCAGCATGCGCGTCCACAACGAGGTCGTCACAGATCGTCCTTCTTGATCGGCTCGGTCACGTCGATGCCCACTTCCAGCAGTGCGACCGCGAACGAACACAGCAGTGGCGCGTCGCCTGGGCGGACTATGTGTCGAGTGCTGCCGTCGCACGCCGGGCAGTGGATCATGTACTGCTCGACATAGGCGGACGTGTCGCGTCGCCGGACTGGCCGATGTTGCTCAGCCAGTCCGGCGACCAGCTTGGCAGGCAGACTGATCATGGTCTGCTCACCGTCCGGAATATCCATCAGGCGAACGGCGGCAGCGCGAGCGGAGTCACCAACGTGGTCGCGGCACCCGCCTTGAAGACCACGGTCGGGCCGTACTCGTCCACCTCGAACGGTCCAGCGTGCCCCAGGTGACCCGAGGCGACCGCGACGGTCTGGGTGTGCGACACGCCAGGGAAGCTGACCGTGACGGTGTCGGCTGCGGTCGCGGTGAAGAACAGGTGCGTCTCGCCGTCGTTGGTGATCGAGTTGCCGTTCGTGGCGTCGCAGGCGACCGGCGTCCAGCTGTCGATCGACATCACGGACGGGCTCTCGCTGTTCAGCTGCTGGACGGGAACGTTCGTTGCGGCCACGGTGTCCTCCTGGATAGATCGGCCTGTCGGTGGGGACGGTAGCGGTCAGGCCTCTTGCGGGTCAGCGGCTTGCGGCAGTGGCTGGTTGGCCTCCTGCTCGCTGGCCCAGCGGTTGCCTTCGACCCGCCACAGGGTGTCCAGGCTGCGCTCAGCCTGGATGCACAGCTGGCCGCGCTCGCTGAAGGTCGCGGTCTCCCACTGCTGGATCAGGGCTTCGACGCTCAACGCGACCTGGTGCAGGGTCGGTACCGCGCTGGCCGTGTCGACCCGGTGCTGTGGCTTGCCGATCAGGTCTTCCCGCACGCCAGCGCCGTGCAGCTCGTGCAGGTGGCGCGCCAGGTCTTCGCTGGCCTGCTCGCGCGTGTAGCCGGGTTCGGGCTGGTGGATCGGGTGCTGGCACAGCGCGCAGATCGCCCAGCTGGCACTGTCGTCCAGCGCGGTGCCGTACATGCCCAGCTCGGACAGAGGCAGTACGGCCATGTCCATCGGCACTAGTTGACCTTCGTTCGGGGCCTCTGAATCGAGTACCCGCTGTTGATCTGTCGCACCCTCGGTCATATCCGCTTCCATCCTTCGGTCTCGATGAACTCGGCCGGTGATAGCGCACGCCGAGTGGTCACTACCGTGCGACGTGCCGTCTCCAGCCGGTGCACACCTTCGATCGCCGCATAGATCAACTCCTGGTCGGCCTGGGTGTTCGTGCTGCTCAGCAGCTTCTCCAGGTAGCCGACCGCCTCCACCTCACCGAACGCGCCCTGCACGAAGCGCTTGATCACGAAGCCGACCGTGCCGCTGTCCGGTCCCGTCCAGTAGCGGGACAGATCCAGCTTCGCCGCCTCCAGCGCGGGCACCTGCCGCCTCGCCGCGATCTCGGCACGCGTCCGATCGTTCGCCGTCGTGCCGGTCGCCTCGTCCACCTCGTCCCAGATCCACACGGTGTCGCCGTAGTTGCTGATCCCGCGTGCCCGGTAGAGCGTGCCGCAGTCCGCGCAACGCCAGCCCAGCGTGCCCCTGCGCGGCCGAGACGGCTGGCGGCACTGGTGGGGCTTCGGCCGGTTGTCGAGCAGCCAGATGCCGCGCCTGGCCACCGCGCGCCGCCACAGGCTCGGCGAGGCGATCGCCAGAACCATGACCACGACCGGGCCGAGCACGCATGCGATCTCCAGCCAGGTCGGCATCAATGACTCACCGCCAGCGAGATCAGCGCCACCGCCATGCCGACCAGCAGGCACATCGCGGCCAGGATGATGTCCGAGCCGACACTGGAGCTGCTGCCGACGAACAGCTTGCGCGCCCACCTACGCAGCCGCTCGCGCACCGGGTGGCCCAGGTTCGACTCGGTGTGGCCGCAGCGCTGGCAGGTGAACAGCTTGCGCCGACCCATGTCGATCAGCCTGCCCTGGTCGAAGCCAAGATCGATCCCGCCGGTCGGGCCGTCCATGAACAAGAACTGGCTGGACCACGGCTTGTCCTGGTGATCGCACCAGATGCCGTAGCGCAACCGATACCGCAGCCGAGGAGCGAGTAGCGCCAGCATGCTCACCGCGCCCTCGCCATCCTGCGCAGGCAGTTCCACCAGCTCATGACCGGTTCCGCCGCTCGCTGCGCAGCACGCTGGTCCAGCTCAGGATCGACACGCCGAGTGCGACCAGGCTCAAGCCCAGGCTGATCAGGCTGGCGAGGTTGACCGAGGTGAACGTCATGGCGTCGCCTCGCGCAGCTCCTGCATCCACGCATCGAACCCAGCCCGGTCGGCCGCGCTCAGCTCATGCTGGTGGATGCCGTCAGCCTCGCACTGCGGACGGCCGGTGCGTGCGAACCACGTCCGCAGCTTGGTGCTGCAGGTCGTCCAGCGGGTGTCCACTCCGTCGCCGTCCATCTGGTCGCCCTCCCGCGCCTCACTCCAGGCCTCAAACTCGGCCTTGGCCTTGCCGTCCAGCATGTGCACGTGCGCGGCCTCGCCGTAGACACACGACATCCGCTTGCCCTTGCCCATCCATTCGCGCAGCTCCGGCGTGCACGGCATCGCCCAGCGTGCCTGCTCCGGCCACCGCTGCTGGGCGACCTGGCGCCGCCGAGCCCACAGCTGATCGCACAGCCACATCGCCTCTTCGTCGTTGCCGACCCAGGCGCGCCGCCACAGCAGGCCCATCAGGTCGCCTTCGTCCTGCTGGCGGGTGGCGGTCTCCACCAGACTGGCGGCTCGGTTCATCAGCTCGTTCATGGTGCGCTTCTCGCCAGCGTGGCTGTCGATGACGCCGGACAGTGCCGCGATCTTCTCGGCGTTCTCCTGGTTGGTCTCGGCGAGACGCTTGTTGGTGGTGAGCAGCTCGAGGTAGGCCTGCGCCAGGGTGTTGCCGTTGCCGCCGTTGTGGTCACTCTGGGCGGTCCAACTGAGTGCTACCTGGGTGGCTTTGTCGTGGTCAGCCATGCTGTTCACCTTCGGTGATGATCGTTTCAGTCTCGGCTGACTCTTGATCTTCGACCCAGCGCCGCGCCGCCACCCACTCGTCATGCCCGAAGCCGATCAACGAGCCGATATCGGCCACGCCAGTCCTGCCCAGCCCCGGGTCGGGCAGCGCCGCGATCGCCCGACGCAAGTCGTCCTGCATCATCTTCGGCATCACCAGGCCAGCACTCGATGCACTCGCCGAAGGAAGATCCACAGCCTGGAACGGCTGACCCTTCGCGTTCACTCGGCTGGACCGCCGCACCTTGGCCAGCTCGGCAGCCTCCTGCGCGCTCCCCGGTGGCGTCCAGCTGCCCTCATACAGCGACCGCCAGCGCTGCGGAACCTCGGCCAACCGGCCAGCTTTCGCCAGTCGCAGGAACTCCGCGTACGCGTCCGACTTCGACACGATCCCCCGCTCGAGGTGCTCGCGCAGCTCGGCAGTCGGCCGACCCATCGTGCCCTCCACTGGCCAGCCACCCGCTGGGCGCTCACGATCCGGCTCGCCCGACTCATCCGCACCCGCGAACTCCAGGCGCCTCTCGCCCATCGTGTTACGCCAGTTCGGTGAAGCGCCGAACGGCACCCAGGACAGCTCACGAGCCACCGCGCTCAAGCCAGCAGGCAGGCCGTCATGCCACACCAGGTAGGAGCCGTACTCGGGATGCAGATGCACCTGCTCGAAGTCGGCGAAAGACGCCCAGACGGAATGAGACCGGTAGGCCGTCGTCCAGCGCAGCACCACCGTGCCGTCGCCGAACACGATGCCTTCGTACTGGACCTCGTCCGGCGGAGCCGCGATGCCCTTCGCGCGATACTCCTCGGGTGGGTTGGGCCGATAGCCCTGGAAGCGGAACATCACACCACCGCCACGGTCGGCGCCGACCAGGCCAGGAACCGCTTGGTGTCCTGCGGCAGCCGGATCACCCAGCCGTCCGCCAGGCGCTTCGCCTGCACGCCGGTCAGGACGCGCCGCGCGGAGCGGACGCTGAAGCCGGTGAAGCTGAACACCGGCAGGTTGTCCTCGGGGTCGATCGCGATGCTGATGGTCGGCTTGGTGCTGCCGTAGCGCAGCTGGAAGTACCACATGCGGGGGGTGACGTGCTGTTCGATCGACACCACCAGCCAGGTCAATACGAGCACCGTGACCGTGCAGGCCAGGATGGTGTTCAGGAGATCGGGTGCGTTCATGGTGGTCATGCTACCCGTTCGATCGATCGGGACACAAGGACTACACGCTGACCGGTGCTGGCCACATCGCGACCTGAGTGCTGAAGCTCGGCCGCCACTGCTTCAACCTGGACCCACAGCCACAGCCGCCCGTGAACGTCACCACCGCCAGGCCAGCAGCCGTCTGGATGTCCGTGCCGCGCCCCGGCAGCAGGCTGCTCGCAGGCTTGACCGTCGCGGCGAAGTCGATCGGTGACCACCAGTCCGGCGTCAGGCCGCCCCACTCCGGCGTGGCCACGGAGGGCACGGAGGCATAGACGAGCAGGCCGATCGAGGTCGCGTACGCGCGCGTTCGGTGCAGGACACGGCCGTCCGGGAGTAGCACCGAGGCTGGCCACCAGGCGCGATAGGTGATGATCTTGGATGGATCGATCGCCGTCATGCTGGCATTCTCCCACGTGAGCGCTACTCCCGGACCGGGACACACGTCAGTTCTTGAGCCACTTCCCGCCATCGAGCTTCAGTCGCTCCAGTGCGTACAGCGCCACCATGAACGCGTTGCGCACCTGCTGATCGCCCGGGTAGTCCGGCGTCGTCGCCACCGGCAGTGCCAGCATCATCCGATCCACCACCTCGGCGCGCGTCGGCAGCGCGTCCATCGGCGGACCATCCGACCTTCGCCAGCCAAGCTTGCCGTCCGCCTTGCGCGTGACCTCCCACAGCTGATGGCAGTCGTCGCACTCCCACTGCGAGCCGACGCCAGGACCGAACTTGCCGATCCGGACGATCGGCGGCACGCGACACGTGTGTGCCTTCGGGGGCAAGCCGCCGTTGATCCAGCCCATCACGGCCTGCCCGGGATGTCGTCTGTGGTAAACACGGTCACCCGGTCGGCTGGCCGCGCGTCGCCCTGGTAGTGCACGCGACACAGGTTCATGATCGACTCGGCGAAGCGGTAGGCCTGCTCGGCAGGCAACTCCACCGTGGTCGCGGTGCCATCCTGCTCGGCACCCTTGATCCAGACATGTGGACCATCCGCGTTGCTCGACTCGTAGACCTGCACGCTCTCCTGGAGCCGGTTGATCTGCGGTGTCGCCCGCACGAAACCGCGCAGGTTGGTGTCCATCCGCAGGTGTTCATTTGCCATGTTGATCTTTCCTCGGTCAGTCGTTGTCGATGAACACGAACGTGTCGATGCCGCCCTGCCGCGCGTAGGCCGCCGTGTAGGTCGCGCCCCGGCTGCGCTGCCGGATCCCCGCGATACAGCAGTCCGCGCCCAGGTCGGCCATGCGCCGGTCGCGCTCCAGGTAGTGACCCGGACGGCCCGGATGCACGTCCGTCCGGGCATTCGTCCACCTGCACAGCTGGTCCACCAGTGTGTCCCAGCCCTTCGCGCCGCCATGCCGGTGCGTCACCGAGGGGTCGAACAGCTCGAACACTTCGCGCACCAGCGGCTTGCGCCAGGTGCGACTGCCGGTCCACAGCACGCACTGCACGAGCGGACCGCGCACAGCCCGCCGAGCCAGCCATTCGGTCAGCCGGTCGAACTCCGCGCGGTTCGCTTCGTCGATCATCGTTCGACCACCGACACGATGGTATAGCCCTGCTCGGTCAGGCGCTTCTTGGTGCTCTCCACCTGGTCCGGGTAGGCAGCCGCCTCGATCGGCTTCGCCCTGCCGCGCCGAGCGGTGATGATGATCGGCGCGTCCATCGTGCTGCGGTAGTCGCCCACGGTCTACAGCCCTTTCATGTTCTTCTTGACGATCTTGCTGATCGCGGACTGCGGACCCTCCGCCTCGTCCCGGTCGGCCGCACCATCAGCGAAGGCGCGCTTGACCGCCTCTTTCTTCTGCTTCTCGGTGAGGCCCTTTTTCGGCTTCGGCTTCTCGTCCTTCGGCTTGGCCATGATGTTCTCCTCGGGTTCAGATCCGGCCGTACAGTCCAGCCGACCGGTACTCGGCGGCATCGGCCTGGCACACGAAGCACTGTTCGCTCAAGTCCAGGTCGACACCGTGCACACCGCAGGTCGGCCAGGTGTCGTCATGCTCGGCGAGGATCGCCCGCGCGGTCGCTTCGCGCATCTCGGCGCGCACGATCGCGAAGGTCTCTTCGGTGTCCGTGCCGACCACGTAGTCCGCCATGGTGTTCTCCTTGGTGTGTCGATCCAACGAGGACCATGTTACCCGGTCTGAACCTCGGGTGACAAGAGCTTCTTTAGGGCAGCCGCGCGCGACCGCCTGATCGCCTTCCGCTCCTCCGGCGATGTGCCACCCCAGATGCCGAACCGCTGATCCGTCGCCAGCGCCCACTCCAGGCACTCCGGCCGGATCGAGCACCGGCCGCAGACCACCCTCGGCTCTCGCGTGCTGCCGCCCTTGTCCGGGTAGAAGATCTCCGGATCGGTCTCCGCGCACGAACCATCCGCCCACTCCGGCTCCGGTGCCGCACGCCGGATCCGCACCGGCTCGTGCGTGGTCACGACGCCACCGGGTATCCCCGGGCGGCCAGCTCATCGGCCATGACGCGCACGAACAGCGCCAGCCGGGTCTTCACCTGGCTACGCGCCGCCCGCCATGCCAGGTGCTTCGCGCACAGCCTGCCCGGCACCTGCTCCGTGCACTCGATCCACGCACACACATGCGGCTCGCGGCGCTCCTTATAGACCTCGACATCCGGCGCGGTCAGTACCTCCAGTGCCACCACCAGGCGGCCAGCACGATCACCACGGTCGCGCTGGCCGCCGTTACCGTCGTCTTGATCACGATTGTCGCTATGCGCTCCCACGTGCGCCTCCTGCGAATGTGCCTGTCGATCTTCGTCCACGGGTTCATGGCGAAGATCGTTCCCGATCACGGCTGCACCGGCTTCACCAGGTCGGCCTGTGCCGCAGCCTCCTCTTCAGCATCCGCTTCAGCCTGCGCCTCGGACCGGCGAAGGTCCAGGTCACGCACCCAGGACAACACGACTGCCGCCGCCTGGATCAGCTCGCCGCGCAACTCCTCGGTGCCCTGCGCCTCGGCGAGACCCTCGAACACCTCTTCGGTCAGGATGTGCCGCCAGGTGAGCTTGCCGCGTTGCGCCGCGCTCTCGCAGACGTTGCGCGCGTCCTCACGCACCTTGCTGGCGAGCCCGATGTAGATCAGCGGCACGTGCGGTCCGGTGCCGTCCGGGTGCGCCTGCACCTGCCACAGCTCGATCTGGCGGACAACCTCGGTAGCCACCTCGGCCGCGATCTGGCCGTCGATGTCAGCCACCTCGGCGACGCTCACGTTCCAGGTGCCCATCAGTCCACCACCGTGAACGAGTCTGCCGGGTTGTAGCTGTATGACCGCTTGTCGCCCCGGTAGGCGATCAGCACTCGGCCGCCGCCACCGCGCGCCACCGACTCGATGATCCGTACACCCAGGATCCCGAGATCAACCTTGTTGCCTTCGCGCAGCGCGTGCGCGCGTCGCTTGATCCTCACTTCAGCTCCAGCTCGCTCAGGCGGAAGACTCGAGTCGAGCCATCCAGCTTGTCCACGGTCATGACCTTGCCGCTGGGACTCGGGTCGCCGACCAGCGTCACGTCGCGACCGGTCTTCTTGACGATCGCCTCCTGCGGTTTGCTCATCGCGCCCTCCTCGGCTTCTTGTCTTTGATCACGATGGTGCGCACGGTCGCGCCGTGCTGCACCACCGTGACCGTGCGCTTGCTCATCCGAAGTCATCGAACGCGTTGATGTGCTGCGGCTTGGCGCAGGTCCGGTAGCCCGGGCGCGGCCTCTTGTTGCACCCGGTCATCGCGCACTTGTTGCTCTGCTTCTTGTGCGCGTCGTGGCGCACCGTGTGTGTGGTCGGAACCACGAAGTCCTTCAGAAAACCCATCAGTCCTCGTCCTCCTCGTCCCATGGCTCCTCGGCACCACAGCGGCGGCACTCGCCACCGTCCACCGGGTAGTCGTGATCTTCCATGTCCCACTCGCACCAGCCTTCGGGTACGACGTGGTGGATCTCGGTATCGAACGGGTAGCCGCACACGGAGCACCTGCGGTCCGGCGCGCGCTGGTAGTCGCCGGGACTCTCGTACTCGTGCTGCTCGGTCTCGCTCATGAGTCCATGTTACCCGACGCCACGCGGGAGACACAATGCCCTTCGACCTGCGGTGATGACCGTGTGTCCCGCCAAGTCACCGGGTGAGATGGTACCGTGGTACCGAAGTGGTACCAACGAGGAGAGATCAACATGAGCATGAAGCCCCTGGTGGCGATCGGTGCCAGCGTGGTCCTGGTCGGCGCGGTACTGGCCAGTCAGTGGTACCTCGCTGTCGGGATCTTCGTCGCCTACGTTGGATGGACGCTCACCCGGACACCAGCCCGGAACCGAGGAGGGATGCACCGATGAACAAGATCGACCTACGTCAGGTGCGGCTGCGGATCGGCGCGCTGATCGTGGTCGCCTGCGCCGCCGCCATCAGCTTCATGTCCAGCCGCGACCTCGCCGTCATGGCGCACTTCGGCTGGCTGTCCTGGCTGTTCCCTGTCTGCCTGGACGCCGTGGCCGCCGTGGCCCTGGACATCTGGATCCGGCGCACCGCCGCCCAGCGGATCGCGGGCTGGCTCGGCATGACCGCGATCACCCTGTCCACCGCGTCCAATGCGGCCGACCACTACCTGTCCACCGGCATGGTCCTGGCCGCCGTGCTCGGCGTGGTACCGCCCGCCATGCTCGCCTGGCTGCTGCTGGTCCTGCACAAGCACGCCACCCCGGTACCGGTCACGCACCCGGTCTCTGTGCCCGGCGGTCTCGTGCACGCGCCAGGACCAGACCCAGCTGCGGTACCAGTGCCGGTACCGCAGGACCAGATCATCGCCGAGTACCAGCCGGTCCCGGTACCGCGCGAGATGGTCCCGGAAATGCGTTACTCGGTACCAGCCAGCGCACCTATCACCCCGGTGCCGGTCACCCGCGAGGACCGTCCGGTACCGCCGGAGACCGATGCCGAGAAAACCATGACCATGCCGATCATCGGTCGCAAGGTCGGTGAGCCGGGCGAGACCAGGACCAAGGTCCAGCCCGCCGTGCGCAAGGCCAGTGCCAGTGCGACTGCCAAGCCTCGACTGGTCTCGGTGCCGGTCGGCCACAGCAATGAGGAGCTGGCCGCCAAGCTGGCCGAGACCGGAGCGGTACCGCCGCGCCGGGAGATCATGCGCCAGTTCGGTATCGGTACCGGCCGCGCCACCACCATCGCCCGCAGGGCCGAGGAGCTGATCGCATCATGAGCAAGCACCCGCTCGCCCGCCTGCTCGGTGACGGTGTCATCGCCGGGGTCACCACCTGGGCCGTCTGGCGCTTCCTGCTCAAGCCCATGGGCCGGGGCGTCAGCCACCTCGGGTACCGCTGGCGGCGCTTCCTCACGCCCCTGTGGCTCTCGCTCGGCATCGAGATCACCGCGATCATCTGGCACCGGCTGGCACCGTGGTACTGGTGGCTGGCACTGGCACTGCCGGTCTTCGGTGGTACCGCTGCGGTACTGGGACCACGCCTGTCGACTGGCTGGTCCCGGCTGGCACTGGTCCTGGTACCGGAGTCGATGGACGGTGGCCGCAAGGGCGCCCTGGATCGAGTACCAGAACGGATCTACTCGGCTGCGGTACTGAGCTACCTCGGCCTGTGGCTGGCACTGCGGGTCGGTACCGGTGCCAGCGCGCTCACCACCTACGGCTTCTGGGCGGGCGTGATCGGCTTCGGTGGTACCTGGTGGTACCACCGCCGGATCCGGACCGCCGGGATCGCGGACCGCTACGCCCGGTCCTGGAAGACTCTCGCGAACCCGGACACCGGTCCGATCAAGGAGCTGCACGGGTCGCGGTGCGTGGAGGCACGGGGTAGGGGACGCAACGTCGCCTACCTGACCGTGCGGCTGAAGGGCGGCTTGACCGTCGCCGACCTGTCCAACCGGCTGGACCAGCTGTGCAGCTTCTGGAGCCTGCGGCGCGGTGCCATCACCCTCTCCGAAGATGAGAGCAACGCGCGGCGCGCCTACCTGCAGATTCTGCGCGGGGACCCGTGGCGCCACGACATTCCGCACCCGCTGCCCGAACCCGGGACCGTCTCTCTGCTCGGTCTCCGCGAGACGATACCGATGTTGGGCCTGCTGGCGAACGGTGAGCAGGAGACCATGCGCACCCGGCACCTGCAGATCATCGGCAAGAACGGCTCCGGCAAGACCGTGCTGCTGGAGGACCTGATGATCTGGATCTCCAGCTTCACCGATGCCCAGATGGTCGGCGCCGACATGGCATCCGGTGCCACGTTCGCGATGTGGCAGCCGGTCATGCTGCTGCCGGTCGCGATCAACTACGAGCAGACGCTGGAGCTGCTGCGCCGAGTGGTCGCCGAGATCGAGTACCGCGAGGCCAAGCTGGGCGTCGACAAGGCGACCGGGCAGGCCAACGACTCGATCGTGATCAGCCCCGAGGAGCCAGCGCTGTTCTGCCTGGTAGACGAGTTGCCAAAGTTTGTCAGTCATTGCCAGATGCTCGGCGCCAAGGGCAAGGAGGGCATTCACCTGCTCAACGTGATCGGCCAGCAGGGGCGCAAGGTCCGAGTCTGGGTGATCGCCTGCGCGCAGAACGGCTCGAAGGCGAACATGGCCACCAAGGAGCTCCAGGCCCAGATGTCCACGATCAGCTTCTACCTGAGCGAGCACGCTTCGCGGGTGCTGTGGGGTGCCGACGTGCGGCAGGGCTGGTCGTCCTCGGGGCTGAAGAACGGCCAGGCGCTGCTGCAGGACGACGAACACACCGAGCCGAACGTGTTCAAGGCCGTCTTCGCCACAAAGGCGCAGCGTGCGGCACACATCCGCAAGGCCTCGGCGGTGCCGCGACCGGCGGGGATCTGTCCTGGCCTGTTCGCGGCGGTGGATCCGGTTGAGCCAGTGACCGTGGTTGACGCCCCGGTAACCGAGTCGAAGACCGATGCGCTGGATCGGCTGATCATCCAGACCCTGTGCGACCGGCCGCAGGCGCACTGGAAGGAGCTGGCCGAGCTGGGCGGGGTCGCGAAGCCGACGCTGTACCGGAGCTTGAAGCGCCTGGTCAACCTGGGTGAGATCCACTCGATCGGCAAGGGCTGCTACCGGATCGGCCGCGACCCCGACATGAGCCAGGCAGCCTAAGCAGCAGACACCCCCCGGGTCTCGTCTCCCGGGGGGTGTCTCGTCTCTGGTGTTACTTGCGCTTGCCGAGCAGTTTGCACTCGGACACGGTGCGCGCCGGGAACTTGGCTTCGAACTTCTCAATTGCCTTGGTCTGGCTCTCGGCCGCGACGTTGACGAAGCCCTGCGACTTACCATCCAGGTAGGTGATCTGGTAGGTCCACTGTTCGGCCATTTTGTCCTCCTCGGTTCGTGCTGACATGGACCATGTTACCCGACGTGGTTAGCGGGACACAATAGGCATCTACCTGCGATTACTCGTTGACCCTGCAGGAGTTGACCGTGCGGTCCGGGTGCGCCGCCTTGAACTTCTCGATCGCCGCCGCCTTGCTGCGCGCCGACACGTTGATCGTGCCCTTCGGTACGCCACCGCCGCTGTAGCTGATCTCGTAGTTGTGTTCGCCCGCTTTAGCTGGCATGTCCTAATCCTCCTCGTTGGGTTACTTGCCGAAAATCGTCCGCAGCGCCTTGGTCAACTCACGCTGCACCACCGCCGGATCCTTCAGCTGTATCGCCGACAGCTTGACCTGCGCGTTGTTCAGCGTGCCCGGCCACGCGCAGGACATCGTCCAGCGCGACTTGCTGTCCCGATGCACCGTCGCCAGCGCGTGGCCGCTCGCCTCGCGCTTGATCGTCTTGCCCACCGGCATGTCGCTGATCTCATCCGCATCGATCAACATCTGCGCCTCCTCGCGCGCTCGCGTCCGCGCTCGTGCGCGTCACGCGTGATGCGTGCACACGCGCACTATGTATGCGCGCGGGTTTGCGTCTCCGTCTCTGGGTGTGCGCTCGCGCGTAATGCACGCAGGCGCGAGAGATCATGAGACTGAGACGATGTGAATCGGACTTTCACGGTCATTCGGGCGGCATACCTCGCATACCGCCCGAATGACCGTGATCATGGTGTCTCACCCCGGTCCGACCGGGCTACCTGCCGATCGCCTTGCGGGCTGGCAGCCGTCGCGCCGTCGCCTGCACCGGACCGGACTTCGGCTGCGGCAGGCCAGGAGGCGCCGACTTCAGCGGATCCCCCATCTTGTTCGCCTGCTCGCAGAGCTTCTGCGCCTTGCTCTTGGACACTCCGCCCACCTGGGTCTTGCGAGTGCCCAGGTCGAACACCTGGAACTTGCCGCCATCCTGGCGAACCTCGTAGCGCCTCATCGCTTGAACCTCCTCGGCTGGTTGAACTCCCGGTTCTTCCGACCGACCAGCGACTGTGCCGCCTGCTCGGTCAGCCCGGTCTCCACCGCGCGGTGCCCGTGCACCGGCTTGACGGTCCAGCTGCCCGGCGTGGCTTCGTACGCGATGTAGGCGTTCATGTTGCCCACTGCGCCCTCCTCGGGGTCATCATCGGGCCGGTCTCGATTCCGGCGACGCCTCTCGGCGTTTCGACCCAGCTCAGACTGCGGGCGATAGCTTGGCGAGCTCCTGCACGTAGGTGATGAGGCTGCGCAGGTCGCGCAGGTGGCCGCCGGGCGCTGCGCCCGATTCGAGGTAGTTCAGCCGCACGCCGAAGGTGTCGAACTTGCGGCCCAGGAGATCCACGCCACCGGGGGTGGCGATGCGCAGGGGTGTCTGGACGCGCACGGCTGCAGGGAGTCCGCTGGGAAGGATGAAGTGCACTACGTAGGTCTTGAGCGCCATGGTGTTCCTCCGGTGTGTCGGTGATGAGATCATGTTACCCGGTCACGCCAGCGGGACACAAGCCCTACTTCGCGCGGATTCCCCGCAGCCACTCCATCCCCGCAGGCGGCTCCTCGTTCCGCAGCACCTCCACCACCTCGTCCGAGTCCGCCACCGCCTGGCGCAGCTCGGCACGCTCCGGCGCCACCGTCCATGCGTTCAGGCCGTCCCGGTCCGCCAAGGCCTCCGCGACCGCGTGCCCCACCGACATGGCCGCGTCCCCGAGCGCTCGGAAGGCCTGCCGCAGCGGCTCGATGTCGACACGGAAGGCGGACCGGACTCCATCGAGATCAGGCATGGCCAGCCTCCAGTTGTCCAGAACCGTCCAGCTCGGCCGGTGCCATCGGGTTCCACCTCTTGAACAGTGCCTCGAAGGCCTCCGCGTAGGTGTTCGCCTCAGCCATCTGGAACGACTTCATAGCCGTCTGCACCGTGTAGGTGATCACCTCGGTAACGATCATGTTCAGGCTGTACGTGGTGATCGGCGGTCGGTAGATCAGCGCGGTCAGCTGTGCCTTCGTCATCTCCCGGCTCGCCACCACGCGACACCGGCCACCGACCTTGCCGCCCACGACCACGAACTCCGGCTCATCGACCGGCGTCCACGAACCCAGACTGCTACCGTCCATCAGCTCCTCCTCATTCGCTTCACGCATCCCGGACAATCCACGCGCCTGTTGGTCAGATGCCAATCCGGCCAGCCGCCATCAGCCCGCACCACCTTGCCGCAGAGCATGATCGGCCAGTGGTTCCAGAGTGTCGTCCGACCGCTGGACTGGTGGACTGGATTGATCCAGCTCACGACAGCCCGCGCAGCGAGTCATAGACATACGCCGGACCGGACTCCACCGCCAGCTTCAGCCAGGACGGGGCGGCATCCATGTCCTCCTCGCCGTAGCGGCGCCAGCGCTTCACCCGCGATAGCTGACCGTCTCGCTTGACACCGTCGCCACCGACCGCCGCGATCACCAACTGCCGCAGGCCGCCCTTGCGGCTCCAGATGATCTCTACTCGGTCCGGCAGGAACTCCAGCCCCGCGTTGTCCAGCCAGGTCTGTCCGTCGAACTGGGTGTCCGGTCCGGTCTTCAAGTTCGCCTCGAACTTCGAGACCGTGAAGGCCTCGCCGTCGATAATCTCCATCGTCTCCTCCTCGTCACAGCGCCGCAGTGATCTGCGGCAGCAGGTGTGGATCCACATAGAACGCGCCGACCACGAAGCACGCCACCATCGCCAGTGCGGTCACGATGTGCTCGCCGTGCTGCTCCCAGCCGCCCTGCGCGCCGTGGCCGCCCGTCTTGAACCGCAGCCACTCGGGGATGCCGTAATGCCGCCAGGACGCGCCACGGACCCGCAGCGGCCACAGCGCGGGCACCCCGCTGTTCGTGCAGGCATCCCCCGCGATATGGGTCAGCCAGCCCACCAGGAGCCCGCAGGCGACCGCTGGACCGTTCGCACCACCCAGCGCCGCCCAGGCCGCCAGCGGCAGCACGGGGGCGAACGCGGGGGTGTGCGTGAGGGTGCGGTGCCCGTTGGTGTGCTCGGCATCGCCCGGTCCTCGAGTCAGGTGATAGACGGCTTTGGACAGGTAGACGAACGCGCGACACAGCAGCCACGTCACCGGGCCGAGGCTGTGGGTGAGCTTGCCCTCCCGGTGATCCAGGTCGGGCGCGAGCACGCCGATGATCGCCACCGCGAAGTAGGCTGCCGCCGTTCCTGGCGTGTGCGCGATCGGCACCACCGGGTAGGTCAGCTCGGCCGCCAGCAGCCCCTCGGCCGCGTGGCCATGCCACATCATGCGAGCTCCCGGGACAGGTGCCAGTGGTTGCACCAGTCGCACGGATAGGCGCCCTGCGGATCATTGCCGATCTTCTCCAGCGCCGAGGAGCAGGCCTCGGCCGCCGCCTGAGTCGGGTAGCACATCTTGCGCTGGGCTCCCCTGGGCGCGCTCTCGCACTTCAGCGCGTACCCACGGCGGTCGGTGACCGCGTACTGCCTGATCACCTTCATGCCGTGCGGGACGGCAGGCGTGCGCGCCTCGCCCAGGATCTTCGAGCGGTCCGGCAGCGACCGGCCCCGTAGAGGCCTACCCACAGCACGGTCCCAGCAACTCGCCAGTGCGGCCACTCGCCGAGAAGCGCACCAGGTCACCTGCCTGAAACTCGATCCCGCAGTCGGCACACACGCCCGACCACTTCGCCACGAACGGCCGAGACGACTTGATGTCGGCTCGCGCCTGCTCCTCCGGCGTCTGGCCGCCCCGGTGCTTGCGGCAGGCGCACATGCTGACCGGCAGCTCGGTGATCTCGCACTCCGCCTCCGGCTCCTCGGTGTCCCAGTCGGCAACATGCTCCAGCCATGGATCCCCGCCGCTCATGATCCAGCCTCCAGCCGTGCCCGCCGAGCGGTCAGCGAGTCGTTGTCGACCAGGGTCGCGTGCACTTTCGCCGGTTGGTCCAGCTTCAGCAGCAGCTCGGCCAGCCGCTCCTTGACCAGCGTGTCGTTGGACGACGCCACCTCGAACTTGCCATTGACGGTCAGCGACCAGGTCGCGCCGTTCGCCTCGCGCCGGATCTCGAAGACCGTCGTGTCCGCCATGCACGGCCCGTCATGCGGGTGACCAGTGCCCCGGCAGGTCCAGCACTTGCCGTTGGTCTCGGGGTCGCTGGTGTTGCCGTGCCCATCACAGTCGGTGCAACAGCCAGCAAACTTCACGCGCAGCTCCTGCGCGTAGTCGGCCATTGCCAGCAGGGTCACGCCCATCAGGTGCTCCTGGTCGGAGACGCCCCGGGATGCCCAGCCGGGCGCCGTCCAGCGGGTCGCGGTCCAGCGTGCGTGCGCGAGCTGATCGGGAGTCATTTTGGTCATCACCGGCCGCCCGTCACGCGCTTCAGCGCCGCGTTGCACTCGGCGATCGTGTCCCGGTAACGCTCGTGCAGCTGCTCGCAGTCGGCGCGGTCGCTGCGCTGCTGCATCTTCAGCTGGGTGATCTCGATGGTCGCACCGGACAGGTCGCCCCAGCCCTGCGCGATCAGTGTGGTCACGATCTGACCGGCCAGCGCCATCGCGATGTCCGCCCGCAGCCCGGTGTTGTCCAACTGGCTGGCGCGCAGGGGCGTGCCACGGAGTGCGGCATAGACGTTGCGCTGCGCCTCCTGGCGCTCCTCGGGTGCGACGTGCGGCCGAACGCTGGCGCCGTTGGTGGCCTCCAGCTCGGCGGCCAGAGTGCGCGCCTCGGACAGGCCCAGATGCGAAACTGCGGCGATCGCGCCCATCTTCCAGGCCTGCCGCCGCTGAAGGTCCATGTTTGCCCAGTTCGAGGGGTAGGGCACCCCGTGATAGGTATCGGTCATACGGGCATGTTACCCGACCGGACCACCGGGTTACAAGTCCAGATCCCCCGGACGCACCGGAATGCCCAGCCGGATCCGCGCCGCGACCACACTGCGGGTGATCCGGGTATCCGGCCGGTACCGACGACCGTTCGGCGCCCGCCAGAACCCACCCTCCAGCGGAGTCCAGTCCGCCGGGTTGTGGATGTCGTTGCGCTTGCGGTGCTTGAACTCGGTCGTGCGCACCGCCGCCGCCAAGCTGTCCCCCTGGTCCACGTCCGTCAACTCGTCCAGGTCGAAGCTCTCGCCCTTCCAGCGCGCGTAGCTGGCCACCTGCACCTCGATGAACGCCGAGGCGATCGCCCGCGCCAGCTCGTGCGGATTGCCCGCCACCGCCGCCCAGCCGCGCGCCAGCGGAGTGGACACCCGCAGCCGACCGCCCGGCAGCGACTCGATCCGCAGATCCAGCTCACGCACCTGGTGCCGGGTCGGCGCCGACCCCCGCAGCATGCCGTCCGGATTCGCCCGATGCGTCTGCACTTGCCGGGGGATCTCCACGCTCACCACCTGCGCCCCTGGGTTCTGGTCGGGATCGTGCCGCCGCCAGCGCGGCCATTCAGGGACGAGGTGGGCACGCTGCCGCCGGACTGCACGCGTGTGCCGGTGCCGTGGCCGAACAGGTCCAGCTCCAGGTGCACGAACGCGTCCATCCGGTCCGGGCTCGGCATGCCCTCCTGCCAGGTGGTCAGCACGTGCACCAGGAGCGGGAAGCTGCCGACGAACTTCGTGCGGTCGGATTCCACCAGGGGCGCGGCCAGCTTGGCGCGCATGAGCTTCGAGCCCTCCGGCTTGACCGCCCGGATCGGGATGCCCGTCTTCGGCAGCTTGATGATCTTCGAGACGGTCCACCAGATCTCCCGCAACCGGACCTTGATGTCCTCCAGCTCCTCCGCATCCACCTCCCAACCGCCCGTGGTCAGGCTCAGCGCCGCGCGGTAGATCGTCTCCTCGTCCGATTCCGCCGGGAAACTCTCGGCCGGTGCGCCCTGCGGGAAAACCGCCTCGAATAGAGCCATCGCATCGCGGCGCAGATCCCGCCAGGCCTCGCGTCCACGCCGCTGCAGGCCGGACAGCGACTGCTCGTAGCAGACCTCGACAGCGCTCCAGCGCAGCGCGGCCAGGAAGGCGACACGGAACCACCGCGACACCGTCATGTGCCCGCTGTCGTCGGCCAGGATGTAGGCCTTCCCGTCCTCGCCGAGACCGGCCGTGATGATGCCCGCCTCATCGCCACTGCCCTCGTTGTCAGCAGGGTCCACCATGGTCAGCACCTTGACCAGCGCGGGCGCTCGGTCCACCTGGTTGCGGGAGATCCAGGCCGCCTTGTAGACGCCACCTTCGACCGGCGAAGGCCTGCCCTGGTACAGCGCGGCGAACACGCGCTCACCCACGTCCTTGCGGGTTTCCAGCCAGTCCGATTCGGTACGGCCACGGGTGGAGGTCAGCCACACACCAGGCTTGCGGTCCAGCGCGTCCGGCGTCTTGCCGTCCGCCAGCGCTGGAATGTTGGTCAACGGCCAGCCCTCGGCGATCCGGTTGCCCGCGATGTCGGCCTGCGACCACCGGGTCTGGGTGACGATCACGCTGGCCGAGGGGGTGAGCCGGGTGCGAGCCACCGCCTTCCACCAGCCCTCCTGCGCTTCCAGGATCTTGACCGAGTCGGCTTCCTTCTGGCCTGCTAGCGGGTCGTCAATGATCATGAAGTCGACCGGTCGGCCGGTCAGTGCGCCGCCGATGCCCACCGACACCATGCCGCCCTGGTGACCCTCCAGCAGCCACTCCGACGCCAGCGCCTTGTCCCGGCTCACCTCGAGCCCCAGTTCTTCGCCGTGCGTGCGGATCATCGACCGCACGAACACGCCGGACACGCGGGCGATCTGCGCCTGGTAGCTGATGTAGGCGATCCGCAGGTCCGGGTTCGCCACCAGCGCCCGCAGGCAGAACCACCGCAGCAGCGTCGACTTGCCCTCCTGCGGCGGCATCGACAGCACCGCCCGGCCAGCCCGGTCCTCCTGTGCCACGCGCATCGCCTCGGCCAACACCTCCAGTCCCGGCGTGACCACGGTCGTGTAGTCCAGGTGCTGGGCGAGATCCAGCGCGGACGGGAACTGCGCCAGCGCCTGCTTGCGCCGCGATTCCGGCGAGTCGTCCTTGCCCTCGAGTCGATCGGCCGCGCGGTCCAGGTAGGTGGTCATGCTGCCGCCAGTTTGCGAATCTCCGCACCGGCCGCCGCCCGCGCGCTCTCCATCTTGTCCGGCGGAACCCCCGCCGCCCGCAGTGCGGCCTCCACCGCCTTGACCACGATCGCCGCCTTCTGCTCCTCGATGCGCACCAGGCGTTCGTCGATGTTGAGTCGGCCGATCGCGACCAGCAGCCGGGCGGCATCGTTCATGGCGCGCTCATACAGCACCACCTCGCCCCGAATCTGCTCGTGCCTGCCCTCATCGTCGAAGGTCGAATAGCGCAGGTTGGTCAGGTGGGCGACGTGCGCGGCCATGATGTCTTTCCAGCGCAGTGCCTCACCGGCCAGGCGCGCGAGCTCCTCCAGCGGATTGTCCACGGGGGTCGCGGCACTGTTGACCTGTTCCAGTTCGCGGGTCGCGCGCGCGGTCAGCTCGAGCTCGGCGGCGCGCTTGCGGACGTTGGGCGAGTTGCCGAAGTGCAGCTTGCAGGGTCCGTACCCGGCGTGGTCGGTGCCCCATCCGGCGGGCCGGTGGCAGAGGCCTTTGGCTTTGCCGCCCTTGCTGTGGCAGAAGCGACTACCCGGTTTGTCCGGATGGGTGCAGTTGCCGTCCTTGTCCTTCAGGGTGTTCCTGGACAGCTTGTAGCCACGCGGATTGTCCGGCGATGGTCCAGGCGTGTGATCATCAGCCATGCGCGCATGGTAACCCCAGTTCTAACCGGGTGACACCAAGCGAAATGTAACGGTCAGGCGGACACGTACCGCGCGGCAAACTGATCATTGGTGTAATGGTTGCTGGGAGTGACCACGCCAGTCCAGCCAGCGAACGTGCCCCAGTAGGCCGGACTCACGATCCAGTCGCCCACCGCGATCTTGTAGGCCGGGAACGCGCCGCTGGCGATCGACACGCTGCCGTCCGCGTTCGCCAGCGCCTGGACCATCGAGCCCTGCGCCCAGCCACCATCGCCATGGATGAAGCCCAGGGCGGTCAGAAAGTCCTGCTGCGCGGTCGCGCCACTGCCGAGCTGGACCGCTTCGAAGTGCGGCGCGTTCTGGGTGTAGGTCACGTTCCGATGTCCCTTACCGTCAAGACGCTCGGACGCACCGAGCCGTCACCCCATCGACTGTTGCCGCTACCCGCGTTGGTCAGCGCGAACAATCCCACCGACACGGTGCCCGCCGTGAACACGCCGGGCTCCTCGATCATGCCGTACACCTGCTGCCCGAAGCCTTGGGTGGTGCAGCAGGGCACCTCCAGGATGATCGCGCCGTTGGCCACAGTCACCGTCGCACCCGCCACCCAGCGCACCCGGTACATGACCGCATTGCCGGTGTCGTTGTTGAGCACGCCGGACGCGCGCACCTCGTAGCGCCGACCGGCAACAGCGGTGAAGCTGATCTGTCCGATCTTCACTTCGCCGCTGGCCGAGGTGATCACCTGGGCTGCCGAGGTGTCCTGCAGCGTGCCCATCCGGCCGATGCCCGGACCGCTATCCACGTAGCCCTTGGTCGCGGCATCCGTGCTCGCACTCGGGGTGAGCACATTGATGATCTTCTGCAGCCCCATGTCCAGCGAGCTCAGGAACTTCCGCGCCACGGCTCAGCCAATCAGCGTGTAGTTGTAGGTCCCGGTCGGTGGTGCCGTCGCGGCCACGAAGCTCCCCGCGTTCGCGGTGCTCGGCTGGAACTCCAAGTCGTATTCCTGGGTGCCGTTGTAGACCACCCACAGCGGCGCCAGGTTGTTCAGGTTGTGCGTCACGGCGAAGGTGGTCGTGGTGCCGTTGCCGGTGAACGTGCCGGTGAACTTCGTGGCCGCGATCGTCTTGTCCAGCGCGATGCCGCCCGCGCCGACACTCAGTCCACCGGCCGCCGCCGCGACCGCCGCGATCACACCAGCGGTCAGGCTGATCCCGTTGCCCGCCGTGAGGGTGACCGGGCTCAGCACCCGGATCCAGGTCTGGGCGTCGGTGCCGAGCACGATCGCGCCCTGGCTGCCGGTGCCGGTCGCGGTCTGCATCCAGATCGTGTTGGGGTTGCTGCCGTCCTCGCCGCCGATCACCACCATCGTGCCGGGCATAATCGAGCCCGTGGTGTTGGCGTCGGCCGAGCGGGTCAGGGCCGAGGTGGCGCCGTTCCAGACGTAGATGCCGTCCTGAGTGTTGGTGGACTGCGCCGCCAGCAGCACGCGATCACCCGCCACCATCGCGTGACCGGAGATGGTGGCACCCGGCGACGCGGTGTTGATGTTGACGGTGGCGACGACCTGCCCCTGCTGTTCCTTGATGTCCATCCCGGTCTGGATGTTCGCTAGCGCCGCGTTGAACTGGGTGTACTCGACAGCCTGTCCGGAACCAGACGCCGTCCCCAGGCTGGAGAACTGCTGCCCAGCCATCGCGACCGCAGCGTTCGGCGCCGTCATGCTCGCCCACCGCAGCGCCTGGACGGCCGCTGTGAAGTCGCTGATGTGTGTGTGGTCGGTCGAACCAGTCGCCGAGCCGAGATCCTTCAGATCGATGGTGGCGCCGTTGATCTGCACCTTGACCGCGTGACCGGACGAGTCGTACCAGATCCGCGAGTCGGCCGGGCTGGACGGATTGCCCGCCACGTTCTCCAGCAGCGCGGTCAACAGCTGGTTGCCGGTCAGATCAACATTGGTGAGAAATTTCCGGGACACGAGGCCCCCTCCTTGTCAGGACAGCCAGGCAGTACCGCTGAGCGCGGCGCTGAAGGTGAGGGTCAGGTTGTTGGTGTCCACATAGGTCAGGCTGTCCTCTTCGATCAGCCCACCGTCCAGGTCGAAGATCTTCAGACCGGCCGGATTGAAGCCGAGGTTGTGCGGGATTGACCAGGTGTTTCTCGGCGTTTGCTGCTGCCACTCGAACCAGATGCCCTTGATCTGGACCGGCCCACCCGGGTTGCTGTCCGGCGGGATCGGCACCAGCAGATCGCGCAGCTGATATGGACCGCCGCCCTCCGGCACCGAGATCGGCCACACCAGGCCGCCGGGCACACACGACTCGTCCACCGCGTAGTAGGTGCCGGTCTGCTCCAGCTCGCTGTTCGGAGTCAGCTCCGCGACCCAGACGCCGTTGGTGTCGGTGTCTACCGCGACCTGGGACACGATCTCGCCGGTCCCGTTGAGCAGGTACGGGTTCAGTGGGCAGATCAACCGGATCCGCACGGTCACGTCCTGCAGCGGGCGCCCGCTGGCGTCCGTCAGTGTGTTGGTGACCTCAACCGTCGACACGTCCGCAGGCTAACCGGTGACTGCGATTGCGGACCCCGGACATGCGAGAGCCCCCCGGTTCCCGAGACCAGGGGGCTCTCCGACCCACGTTCCCCAACGCCAACGCAGGCTAGCGCACAGTGCCGACAGTTCTACCGGTACTGCAGGATCTGACGGACCTGATCCCAGTCGCACGGTCGCCACAGGTAGCCCTGCGATCCGGCCGAGTCCAGCCACGCCTGCTGATCCAGCGTCGGCTTGTCGGTGTCGGTCTTCAGTTCGGCCAGCAGCACCACGCCACGACGCGCCAAGATCAGGTCCGGCAGGCCGCTGTGCCCTTCGTACGGAGTCCGCCAGCCGTGCGCGGTGCGCGCCGGGCGAACGTGGCAGATGCGCCAGCCGAACACCTTCGCGGTGTCGATCACGCGCGCCTTCCACTCGTCCTCCGACAGTGCCCGCCCCGGCGCCGCCACCGGAGTCAGCCCCGGTCGCGTTTTGGTCGCCCTCACCGGCTCGCCAGTTCGATGCAACCATCGAGCTCCTGGCCGCCCTGCGCTGTCCAGTCCACCGTCAAGCCCGTGCTGCCCGAAGGCAGCTGGCGGAACACCCGCGTGTTGTTCGCGATCGCGATCGTCTCCGACCCGAGTGACTCCGCCTGGTCGTTCAGGAAGTTCAGGAACACGCTCACCTCGCCAGCGTCCGGCACGTACAGGGCGCGCAGGGAGACGAAGCCGTCCGAGAAATAGCTGCTCGCCGTGCCCACGGTGTAGGTGGCGAACGCGCGTCCCGCCGCGCTGTCGACCTTGATGGGCAGAACCGCGTTCGACATGTCGATCTCCTCGGCATTGTTGGCTGCGCCCGCAGGCGTGTTGATCTGGTCGTTGATATCGCAAGCGATCCCGCTGACCACCTGCTCGGTGATTCCGGCGTTGCGCTGCCAGAACGTCACCCACTGGCGCTGTGCGTTCGACGGGGCCGTCCCGCACAGCCACCACCAGGAACCCAGGCCAGCATCGTGCGCGGCCTGGGTGAACTCGCTGAACCCGTACGCACCGGTCCGCGCGCGGCCAAGAGCGGCCTGGAAGCCACGGAGGTAGTTCAGCGCCGTTGGCACCTGGCTGGCGTTCAGGTGCATGTCCACCGAGGCCGCAATGCTGACCGAGGTGGGGATGCCGCAGTTGTGCGCGTCGATCGCGGCGGCCTGCGCGTTCGACACACCCGCGTTGTAGCCGCCCGCCCAGTCCGTGGTGCCCAGCTCATACACGAGCAGCACCTGCAGGCCGTGCGCCACCAGATCCGCGTACTCGGCCGCCGTGATGTTCTTGGTGTGCCCTGGCGTACCCACGTAGCGGATCACGCCCGTGAAGCCAACCGACCGCAGTGCGGCGCCGCCTGGTCGGCCAGCGGAGTAGTCCGCCCAGATCGTCATGTGCTCCTCCTCGGTTGCCCGCACGGTAACCCCGCCGGGCAGTTGCGGGTCACAGGTTCGCCCAGTCCGCGACCATGCCGTAGTAGTCCGGATCGGTGGGGATCCAGGACAGCCGTCCCGCCGTGGCCTTGCTGAGCCGGGTCGGCCACATGCGTTCGTCGCGGGCGCCACGCCAGCTCACCACATCCGCCGTGTCCTCCCGATCCTCCTTGCTGCGGCGCAGGCCCAGGCCGAACTCCGGCCAGCCGAGCAGTAGCGAGGAGCCACGCGGCGCCATCTTGCGAGCGCCGTCCGCCTCGGCCTTGCCCGCGTGCGCCTCGGTGATGATCGCGCAGCCGTGCCGGTCCCGGATGTCGTCCAGTGTCGCCGTGACCGCGCGCAGCGCCTGGCTGCTGTTCTCGTCCTCGCGATGCAGCTTGTAGAGCGGGCCGATCACCAGCATGTCGGGGGTCGCGGCCGACACGTAGCGCTCCAGCCAGCTCACGTCCTGCGGGTTCATCAGGTTCAAGCCGCCCGGACGGAACTCGATCGCCAGCTGCTTGGACCAGTCCAGCGGCTCGGCACCGTCCATGATCCGGCAGTTGTTGATCCCCGCCTTGATCCGGGAGTACCGGCGCACCGACTGCATCTTGCTGTTCTCGCAGTCCACCACCGCGACCCGCAGATCCTCGTCCAGCACGCCGCCCGTGAACGGGTGCACCGCGCCCGCCACCGCGCACGCCAGCTGGGAGATCAGCTCCGACTTGCCGAAGCCCTCGTCACCGGTCAGCAGCAGCCGGTCACCACGCTCCAGCAGCCCCGGCACCAGCCAGTCGTATTGGAACTCCTGCGCCAGGAACTCGTCCAGGTAGGTGACCTTCATCGACGACGCGCAGCCCGCCATGTCGGAGACCTCGTCCACCGCGCCCTTCAGATCCGCGCTGGCCTCGGCGAGGTACTCGGTCTCGCCGGAGTCCCAGGCCGCATCGAGACGCTGCAGCACGCGCGTGATCCGCTCGGCCAGGTGGCGCCGCCCATACAGCTCGCACACTCGATCCGCGTAGTGCTCGGCCGCCGCCGCGACCGGCGCCATGTGCGAGAGCTGCGCCACGTAGGTCGGATCGATCCGGGAGACGAGACCCTGATCCATCAGCGCGGACACCACCGTGGACAAGTCGACCGGGATCCGCTTGGCCACCATGTCGCGGATCACGTCGGCGAGCATCTTGTGCCGCTCGCTGTAGTAGGCATCGGGGGGGACGGCCAGGAACGCGGTGCGGATCGCGGTCTCATTGTCGATCATCGAGCCGAGCAGGAACTGTTCCGCCAGCGCGTCGTGTGCATTGATGCTCATATGTCCAAGACCTCTCCGTGGTGGCCGTACACGATCTTGTGCCCGTAGCTGTCGAACACTGGCCTGCCGCGCCCATCCACCGCAGCATGATCGGCCACCGCCGCAGTCGGGCTGTGCGTCGGCCGCTTCGGGCCACCCAGCAGCGTGTTGCGCAGCCGCTCGCCGGTCAGCGTCCAGTTGTTCTCTGCGATGAACGCCAGCGCGCCGGACACGGACTGGTCCGCGAAGTCGTTCTCCAGCGCGCGGCGGATGATCTTCATGAACGCGGGCACGTTCCCCGTCTTGCCCAGCCGCTCGTAATGCTCCTGCGCCAGCCGAGTCGCCCGCTGGTTCAGGGTCAGCGGCTTCTTCTCCTGGCTGTCTTTGGTCTCGGGGACGGCTTCAGGGACGGCCTGGAATAGAGCCGACTGCCCGGTGAGCTTGCTCGCCGGATCTTCTTGATCAGTCTTCTTAAATCCTTCTTCTACTATCGACGGGTTTTCAGGCGATGACTTTCCAGTCGATGAAACGACCTGCGGTTTTGCACCGTTCTCGCCGGTCGGCTTCGTTGACGGGTTTTCCGTCGATGTAAACCCCGTCAATGGGCGCGCGATCGGGTCGTCGGTGATGTGCCAGACCCAGCGCCAGGAGGACTTGCCTGCGCTGATCCGCTCGCGATGAAGGTAGCCAGCGGTCTCCAGCTCGCGCAGCCCACTGCTCACCGCGTCGCGCCCTTCGACCATGGATCGATCGAGCTGCTCACGGGACATCTGCCAGCCGGACTCCGGCAGCGAGAGGAAGTAGCCGAGCAGGCATCGCGCGGTTGCCCGCAGCGGTACCGGCAGCTTGCCGCGCAAGAACGCGTTGGTGACGATCTGGAAGTCTCTCGCCGGTACCGGGCCGATGGAGACGGCGAACTCGGTCATGCCGCAGCCGCCTTCCAGGATCGGTACCTGGCGATATTGCAGGCCGAGCACACTAGTTCGTAATTGTGCAAAGCATCCGGACCGCCTGCTGATTTCGGCACAACGTGATCAACTTCAGCCCAGGTGAATCCTGGCATTGGAACCCAGCCAGCATCCCCCGCAACGCGAACACGTCCCATGTTCGTCGGCTGTGCGTAAATCTTGCACCAGCCCTCGCCCTCGAAAAACTCCCACCAGCCGGGCATCTCAATCACTGTGTCGGGCAGGCTGGGATGCGCGAGTGGCGCCTGGCAATCCGTGCATTTGTTGCCGTACTTCTTGATCAGAATCGGCGCAGCCTGACTGGTCCTCATGCCGCGCCGCCGGTCAGGTAGGCCGCGAAGTCGGCACACTCCTGCTCGGTCAGCAAGGCCTTCGCCGAGCGGATGCAGGCCGCGAGGTCGAACGCGGCGGCGGCGCGATCCAGATCACTGCCCGAAAAGTGCGGTAGTGGGTCGCCTGCCGCGAGAATCGCCGAGGTTGCCAGTGCTGCCGTGTCGCCCGTAACGGGCTGGGTTGCTACTATGTTCATGTTCTGCTCCTGGGTGAGAACGGTTTCATGTTCTGCTTTCCTGGGTTGCGGGATCGGCCTGCCAGCCGCTTGATGAGCATTCGACCCCCGGACTAGCCACCCGGGGGTCGCGCTTGTATTACGACGTGTTACTGAGGGTAGAATTCCCCACGGTCCTCGTCCTCCTCGTGTGTCGGAGATGGCGGGGGCAAGTCCCGAGTCGAGCCCTCCCCCCACGGTCGGGCTCCTCGGGGCGCCCAGCGCCGGTAGCGAGATCGTACGCCGAGTGACCGCGATCAGAACAGGGTGCCGTCGCCCCATTCCACAGTATCCACAGTGGACACTTGCTCACTTGCTTGAGTGTGCGAGCTCGGGTGATCCACCTTGATCAGATCCTCGCCGTGCTCCTGCCGCCAGGAGATCGACCGACCCAGCGGCGTCAGCTCCCAGACCGTCCACTCTGTGTCACCATGCCAGCGCGTCCGGGCGCTCGGCCGCACCAGGCCGTAGTCCACCAGCTCGCCACGCCGGGGTCGCTCGGTGCTCGGCGACATTTTCAGTGTCTGCTGAAGCTCGAAGTCCGTTTTGCCGTTTCCCTCGGTCAACTCGAGCAACACCAGCGAGCGCTGGGTACCCGTCCGCATTGTGATCGCGGTTGCTGCCGCCCGGCTGGTCGCCCTGGCGTCGCTGCGCACCTTGCCGGTGCGGTCGCCCGCAGCCAACTGCTCGGCGCCGGAGAGACGCTCCAGGGCCTGTGTCACCGACCGCTCAATGATGCCCAGCTCGGTCAGGATGCCGTTGGACACCTGCAGCACGTCGGAGACCCGAGACGACTGATCGAGACCGCGAGACACGTAGCGCGCCCGCTGCACCGCCGCGTGCGCCTGCGCCAGCAAGTCGTGCAGGTCAGCCATGACGCACCAACGGCATGCCGAGAGCCAGCCGCAGCTCCTCGATCGCCACGCTGATCGCCCGGCTGCGCTCCTCGAACTTGCCGTACGCTTTGGCGCGTTCGACCTGCACCAGCGCTTCGACGATGTGCACGTTCGCCCTGCCGCTGATGTCCTCCTCCTTGATCTTCATTGCCCGATCGGCGATCTCGCGCTCCTGCTGGACCGTGTACCGCAGGCGCAGCACCTCGTCCGCGAGGATCTTCGACTGGCTGGCCCATTCCTCGCGCCCTTTGTCGTCGATCTCGGTGCGCCATGCGTCATTAATCGCACCGTTGACCAGGCTGGCCTGCCAGTCCACGGGGTGCTCCAGCCCCACGTGCTCCAGCGTGAAATTCGTGTCGTACTCGATGCCGTCAGGCATGATCTACTTCCCTTCCTTGCGTTCGACCTTGACGCCCCGGTAGCGCACGTTCTTGCGGATCGAGCTGGAGACGGTGGACGAGACACCGTCACCCCCCGGCGTGCGCGCCAGCTCGGCCGCGAACGCACGCACCTTCGACACCTGCGGAGTGAACTTGCCGAGCGTGCCCAGCATGGTCAGCGCGTCCGTGATCAACTGGGCCAGGATGCCCTCGCGTTCGTCCCAGTCCTGATCGGGTGTCTGGCGAATGTCCTCGCGAAACAAGCGTTCGATCAGCTCCGCGCTGTCGGACAGCACCGCGAAGGCCACGGCCGACCGCAGCGCGTCCGGGTCGATGTCGTATTCGTTCTGGGTGTCCAGGGTGATCTTTACGTCGCCCTCGGCGTCTGGCACGGTGAGCGGACTCGCGGGGATGCCGTCCTGATCGCCGACCGCCGTGATCAGCTCCTCCTCGGCGATCGCCAGCGCTTCCTTGCGCGCGAAGTCGAACGCGTCTCGGTACTCCAGGCACGCCCGGATCACGTCGGCCAGACTGCGCTGCATCGGGAACGTGTCCTCCGGCTGGTGCACGTCGCCGCGCCGCCGCCGCTCGGTGATGACGCCAGCTTCGATCTGTTCGCGCAGCACGGTGCGGATGTTGCGCGCGGTCGGCAGCGTCTGGCCGCCCAGGACCAGCGCGGTCTCGTCAGAGTCGGTCATCGGCGTATCCCTGTACCTCGTCGGCCAGGTCGCGAAGTACCTGCGCCAGGTCGTAAAGATCCGCGTCGTCGGCACTGGCGACTGGGAAGTGTTGTTGATCATTCAGCGAAATGATCACATCGATATGCTGTCCGGTTCGGCCCCAGTTCTGGGCCATGCTCGGCAGGCTCACGGTGTCTCGTCTCCTCGGTGCTGATACTCGGTGATGGTGTCGAGCAGGCCGCGCATGAACTGCTCGCTCTCGGCGGTCAGGTCCGGCGCGACGTTGAACAGGTCACGCATGGACTGCGCGTAGCTGTCGACCATGCTGGGCGTCCAGGACTCGATCGCCCAGTTGGCCAGCCGCTGGCCGCGCTCGTAGGGGTCGACCTCCGGCGTGAACGCGCCGTGCGGGAACGAGTCCATGACGCGCTCAGAACGGGCGCTCGGTTGCGACACGGGACACCTCCAGTTCGATCGTCTCGTCTTCGGCGAGGTATGCGGTGCTGTCGATCTGCGGGATGACACAGCCGGTGCACAGCTCGTAGTAGTCGGTGTTGAGCTCGGTGCCGGTGTCGGTGACCAGGCGCAGGAGCGAGGTGACCGGCTCCTCGGCGCAGCGCGGGCAGCTGGCACCCTGGCTCGGCACGTCGTCGACGATGGTCAGCCGGATGTCGTAGCTGGCGTTCTCCTCGGTCATGAGAATCATGTTACCCGGTGATCCTTCGGGACACAAGGCGAGACCCCCCGACTGGGTGCCGGGGGGTCTCTTCAATGGGGGTTGTCTAGAACGGCGGCTCGCCGTTGTAGCCATTCGGGCCAACCGGTGCGGGCGCCGGAGCAGTGTTCCACAGGTCATCGTCGGCAGCCTTCGCCGCACTCGGCCTGGCGTACTGCCCCTGCGACGCGCCAGCACCCTCACGGTCCGGCCGATTCACCTTGGCGGTCGCATAGCGCAGCGACGGACCAACCTCGTCCACCTCGAGCTCGATGACCGTGCGGCGCTCGCCGTCCTTGGTGTCGAAGGTGCGCTGCTTCAGGCTGCCCTGCGCGATCACCCGCGATCCGCGCTTCAGAGTCTCGGCCACGTTCTCCGCCATCTGGCGCCACGCCGAGCAGCGCATGAACAGCGCTTCGCCGTCTTTCCACTCGCCGCTGGCCTTGTCGAACTTGCGTGGCGTGCTGGCCACGGTGAAGCTGACCACCGCCGCCCCGCCCTGGGTGAACCGCAGTTCTGGATCGGCGGTCAGATTGCCGACCACAGTGATCGTTGTTTCGCCTGCCATGTTGATCTCCTCGGTTGTTGATCAGGTGTTGAAGTTCGGTGCGTTGAACGAGGCCCCGACGCTACGCGCGATCGACTGGAACCCGGACAGCATCGAACGCAAGTTGTGCATGGTGTCCGCAACCGCCTTGGCCAGCGTCTCCGTCTCCATCTTGCGTCGATACAGCTGCTCGCACGCCACCAGGGCGTCCGCCTCGCGCACCTCCTTGGACCGGCCGGTCGACTCGATGATCGCCTTCGCGTGCGCCAGCTCGTACTCCAGCGCCGCGTTGTGCGCCTCCACCACGCATCGACGCTGGAAGTACTGGCCCTGCTCCAGCCGCTGGGCGATACTCACCAGCTGCAGCTCGACATCCGCAGGCGTGTAGACCTGGGTCGGGTCGATCGCGGCCAGTACCGACTCAATCGGGTCCACCGGCACCACAGCAGACTCCGGCAGCACCATCACGCCGGTCAGCTGCTCCTGGGTGCCCATGTCCGGGTTGTAGCCGCTGCTCTCGTCCGACGTGTCCCACGGTGGCGAGCCGTCCTCCCAGGGCGCATCGAGGCCTGCCGCATCGGCGGCGGCTTCGCTCGGCGCACCCTGGATGTGCTCGGCAACCGCAGCCTGGACGGCAGTCCGCGTGCCGATCGCAGGCAGATCCTCGCCCTGCACGTCGGTCTGCTCGGTGATCACGATCGGCCGCTCGGCGTGGTATTCCTCCGGCGGGATGCCGAGCGTCACGCCGCAGGCGCAGTGCACCGCGCCCGCAGAGGTCAGCTCGATCTTCTCGGGGCTCTGCTGCGCGCAGCCGCGATGCAGCGGGCGCCAGTTCGTTTCCAGCAGGATCTCGGCGATCTTCACGACTGCACCGCAGCCTTGTCCTCGGCACGCTCAGCGTCGGTCGGGAACTGGACCCGGCGGGCGACGTAGAGCGCCTTGCCGAACGCGTTGCCGTCGTGCAGCCGCACCAGCAGGCCGAGCTGGTCCGCGTAGATGATGATCTTGTTGACCTGGTCGCGTGACTTCGAGGCCTGCGCTGCGGTCAGCGCCTTGCTGATCGTCACCATCTGGTTGTCGGTCGTGTCCGGCCAGCCCTGACCGGCCGTCGCCCGGCGAGCGATCTCCTTGCTCGCTGCCGACAGCACCTCGTTCGCACGCTGCTCGCGCCACTCCGGCGTGTCCTGCTCCTGGCCGATCTCGCGGGCGCCCAGCTCGGTCTTGAGCGTCTCGACACCGGCCGCCATCGGGTCGCCGTTGACCTTCTCCCGCGCTTCGTGGACAGCCTGGGTCTGCGCCTGCTGGTCGTCCAGTTTGGCTGCGGTCGGCTCGGTGACGCCGTTGCTGCCGGTGGTCATGGTCGCCTGCTGTGGTGCCACGCCAGCCTGGTTGCCGTCCACGTAGGCCTTCGTCGGCTGACCGGCCGCCTGCGCCTGAGCCTCGCGGCGCTCGCGCAGGATCCGCTGGGCGTCCGTCTCCGTCTCGTCCTGGTACTCGGGACGCTCGTTGTCCGGGTCAGCCATGTCCTTGAATGCGATCGCGTAGACCTGGGTGAACGCGGATTTCATCGCGCCGGTCATCGCCTTCGGGACGCTCTTGTCGCCGGAGTCGAGACCCTCACCGACACCTTCACCAACCAGCGTGCTGCCGTCGATCAGGCTGGTGAAGGTGTAGCGCACGGTGATGATGCTGCGGTGCCAGTGAGTGATCTTGTCGCCCCACTTCTCATCATGCTTGGTCGTCTCGTAGGACTCGGTCTCGATGTTCAAGACCCGAGACTGCGGCATGATCGAGAACTTGCGGAAGGCCTCGCCGAGCTCGTTGACCACGTCATCGGCCTTGCGGAAGTTGTAGTTCGGTCCTCCGCGAACTTCCATCCGGCCGCTCTTGCTAATGCTGCGCACCTCGTCCATGACCTCGCCGACCGACGCCAGGATGGCAGGGTGGGCGGTTGTCTCCTCGGACATTCTCTGTCTCTCCGTCTCAGTTGATCTTGCGGGACTTGGCGTAGGCCGTCAGACCGTCTTCAACCGCGACCGCGACGCTACGGCCGGAGGCCTGGATGCGGTCGCGGGCGGCCAGGTAGGGCGCGGTCGGCACCGTGAAGCGCAGCCGGTAGCGGTCCACGCCGTAGCTGCGCAGGGGCAGCCGCTGCCGCTGGATGCGCCGCACCGCGAGGTCCACCTTGGCCTGGATCTCGGGATCGCTCGCGCCGCGCTTGCGCATCCGCTTCGTGGTGGTCTCCACCGCGCGGGCGATGCGCTCCTTGATCAGCGCCTGGTGCTTCGCGATCTGTGCGTGCGTGACCTTGCTGGCCGCGTCGAACAGGATCGCTCGCGCCACGTCGTTGACGTTCTGACCGTTGTAGGCGGCCACCGCGCGCACGGCTTCGTGCAGGGCGTGCGTGATCCGCACGTCTACTTCCGTCTCGTCGGTCTCGTTGCTGGCGCTGGACTGCGGCTGAGCGCGAGCGGCATAGCCGCGCGCCAGCTGTGCCAGCTCTCGTGCAGTCGTGTTCATACGGCGATGTTACCCCAGGCTGGAACGGGATACAATCACCTCATGACGATCAGACCGAACTGGCTCAAGATCCGCGCTCAGCTGTGGGAGCGCTGCTCAGGCCGCTGTGAAGTCACCGGCATACCGCTCGGCGACAACTGGGCCGTCCACCACCGCCGCAAGAAAGGGATGGGCGGCACCTCGCTGCCGGACGTGCACGCGCTCTACAACCTGATGGCGGTCACGCACGCCGCGCACAACCTCGGCACCATGTCCATCCACCTCAATCCCGAGTGGTCCAAGCGGCTCGGCTACCTCATCCCCGCCTGGGACGACCCGCAGCTGCGCCCGCTCGTCCTGCTCGGCCGCCGCAACGTGTGGCTCACCGCAGATGGTCACTACACCAGCGAGCCCCCCGCTTGCGCGTAGCGGGGGGCTCGCCTGGGATCAACATGAATGCCCGAGGAGGCATGCGCTCAGTTTAGACGGTCGCGGACGGTTTCGGCGCCACGCTGTCCGCGACCGGCGCGGGCTGGTAGTTCGGTGCGCTCGGGTGGCCCAGTGCGAAAACCACCACCAGCCGAGCCGCCCAGGAGTCCAGCTGCGGGACCTTCGTCTCGGCCCAGCGCCACAGCGCATACCACGCGAAGGTGAGCACCGCGCCCAGGGCGTTGACCGCGAGATCGTGGTAGGTGGCCAGGAAGGTTGCCGGGATGCCGAGGCTGATTGCCCAGGCGACCGCGTAGCCCCACAGCAGCGGGACGCCGGTACGGATCAGGGATATCGCCAGGTTGGACAGTGGGCCGCCCTGTGGTTGCTGGTGTGTCATGATCATCTCCTAGAAGGTGCGGAACGTCAGTGCGTCCTTGACGCCGTCGCTGGTATTGATGGTGCGCTTGATGCCAGTCAAGCTGACATAGATCTCCGCGCCGATCGAGTCCTCATCCTCATCGGTCAACATCACCACGTCCTGCAGCTGCAGGCGCGGATCGCCCACGATCGACACATCCTGGATGTAGGGGCGCGGCTGCTTGGTGTCGGCCAGCAGCAGGTTCATCAGCGTGGTGGTCGTCGGAGGATCCTGCAGCCAATCGTTGGCGGGCACGTTGAGCACGCGCGGTCCGTACTGGCTGACCGAGGTCGGGTCGGAGACCATCGGGCTTGCGTCGGAGAAGTCCTGCACGATCGTGCCGCCGACGTGCAAGAACGGCGTGTTGTCGTCCACGGAAAACTGGAGCGTCTGGCTGCTGTTCGCGCTGATCATGTTCAGCTGCATAGACCGCGAGTCCTGGCCGTTGATCGCCGCGATGACGTTGACGCCGGAGCCGACCGCCGGGGGGGAACCCTGTGCACTGCTGCCCTGCTGGTAGGCGGTGAACCCGTTGTACCAGAAGTCCGGTTTGTAGAAGCTCATCCAGTCCTGCCAGGTGAACAGGCCGGACGGACCGGCGCCGCCCGGCTCGGACGGATCGATCGGGTTGCCGATCCCCTGGGCCTGCGGGTGCCACAGCACGGGGCCGAGTCGGATGGACTGCACGTCGGTATTGCTGACCGAGTAGGACAGGTTGGCCAGCGGGGGCACCTGGAACTGGTTGGCCTGCTGTCCTTTGTAGATCGACGAATAAGGTACCGCCGCGCGTCGCTTCGTCGACCAGTTGATCATGTTGGCGATGGTGGCCTGGTTCGCCTCCGGATCGATGTCGAACAGCGAATCCAGGCCGTACGTCACCACCGACAGCGACGTGTCCTGCCGGGCCAGGATCGTCGCCCGGTTGTCGAAGTGCATGGTGCCGAATTCGTCGGAGTAGATCGCGCCCAGCTCCGCGCCGACCACGCTCTTGAGCGTCGTCCACAGATCCGCCCCGTCGATGTCGGCCAGCTGCCACAGCCGGGTCAGCGACTGATCCACCGCCGCCGTGCGCACCCCGGTCGTGGTGAACGGCGGCGGGATCACGCCGGAAAACGCGGTATCTTGCTGATACCACACCTGGCCGTACTGGACCGGGCCGAAGATCTGGAACTGGCACAGG